GGGGCAAGGAATACGCCCTGCTCAACACGCTGATCCAGGGCAGTGCCGCCACCATCATGAAGTGGGGGATCATCAACCTGGACGCGGCCGGGCTCGGCCCGTTCCTGCGCCTGCCCGTGCATGACGAGATCCTGATGGAGGTGCCGGTCCCGTGGGCGGCCGACGTACTGCGCGAGGCCGAGCGCATCCTGACCGACCGCACCAGCTACCGCGTGCCGATCACCTGGTCCGGCAGCATCCTTGAGGAACGCTGGGTGAAGACGTGAGCTACCGCTCGGACGCCTCGCCGTGCTCGGTGATCAGCTCGGCCTTGGTCATGTTCTCGGCTTCCTCGGGGTCCGCGCCCTGGGCTACCGCGTGTTCCACCCAGTCAGCCTTCAGCGCGCTGCGGGCTGGCGGGCCGTCCTCGGGCTCGGGCTCAGCTGGCTCCGTCACGATGGCCTCGGATGCCAGCACCGGCTGGCTGCCGGGCTCGCCGGTCACCCAGTTGCGGTCCCCGCTGTCCTGGGCGGGCGGCGGATTGGACGGGAGAGACTCGTTCGACGTGGCTCCGTCGATTCCGGCCATCGCGGCATCGCGGACACCGGCTCCTGGATCTTCGCTCATGACTGGCTCCTACCCGTGATCGGGCTCGTAATCGCGGTGCTGGTCATCGTAGCCTGCGCAGTGCTGGCTGTCGTCATACCCTGCGGCGGGAGCTGGCTGGCCCGGCTGTGGTCCGAGACGCGGGGGCCGGACTTCCGCGAGCGCAGGAGGAAGGGATCTGGGAGAAGTGAGTAGCGCACCGCCGCCGTACCTGATGTGGCTGGACCCCGGCGGCATGACCGGGTTCGCCTGGCTGTTCGAGGGCGTTTTCGGAGCCCACGAGCTGCCCTGGGATGCCGCGTGCGGCCAGCTGGAGATCGCCTGCTCGTCCTGGGGCAACCGGCTGCACATCGGCTACGAGCGGTTCACCATCCTGCCCAGCACGCACAAGCTCAGCCCGCAGCCCGAGGCGTACGAGCTGCCGGGCGTCATCAAGTTCCTGGCGCGCAAGCACCGATGCGTGCTGCTGGAGCCAGCCCAGCCGTCCGAGCGGCTGAACGTCAGCCCGGACGAGCTGAAGGCGATCGGCTGGTGGACGCCGGGCCTGGACGACGCGCAGAGCGCCAGCCGCCACCTGCTGGCCTGGCTGCGCCGCGAGAACTGCGTCCCGCCAGCCCTGGCCGTTGCACTTGCGCGCCTGCGCTAAGGTGTTTACACGATCCACGATCACGATAGAGGGAGAACAATGCCAGCACCGATCATCCGCCTGTACGGGGAGTCCGACGAGTCCCTGGCCACGCGGTTCATCGAGCAGCTAGACGATGCGTTCCTGTACTGCCGGGCCAGGCGGCGTCATCGCTACCCGGTGATCCTGCCCCGCAAGGGCAAGCCGTTCAAGCCGCCGAAGGGCTTCAGCTTCGAGCTGATCCCGTCGAAGCCCGGCTTCCTGCTGGTCACCGAGACCTGCGAGATCTGCGGCCGGGTGTGCAGGACGGTCACCGACCGGAACGCCTTCCTGACCGGCCAGGTCCGCCGCAAGTACGAGGACCCGGAGGGATACACCGCGCCGAAGGGCACCGGCAAGCACCTCCAGGGCAAAGTGGCCCTGCACGAGCTGGAGCGCCGCCTGGACGAGGGCGGCCTGTTCGGGATGCCTGACCAGTGAAGGAGATGATCCCGGTCATCTCCGATGACCTGGACCTAGCTGAGAAGGGCATCAGGACGCCAGCCCAGCAGGAAGCCAGCCTGGGCTTCATGGGCCGGTGGTTCGAGCTGGACCTGACCGATGACCACATGCTGGAGCTGTCCAGCATGCTCAACCGCTGGATCGCGGCGGGAAGGCCGACCAGCAAGCCGCAGAGCAACCGCCTGAAGCCGGGCAAGCCGATCGGGTCCACCATGAGCTTCTACGCCCGGCACCGGGCCTGGCACCTGGAGACCTACGGCACCGAGGTGCCGAAAAAGCTCGACGGCCAGGGCTACCGTTACAACAAGGCCAGGGTGGCCGAGTTCAGGAAGGTGGAGGCAGATCGTGTCCTGGGCGGCGATCGATCCAGCTGACGGCAAGCCGATGCTGGCCATCGGCTGCTCCAAGTCAGAGAACCCGCTGTGCGAGATGATCCCCGGCTGCAACTACGGCAAGGCCGACGGCATCTGGCGTCTCCCGCTCAGCTGGCCTGGCTACGTCTGCTTCCGCACGGCCTGGGCGGGCACGCACATCGACATCCACCCGCAGCTGGAAGAGTACGGGCGCAGCTGCTGGGAGCAAGTGCAGCGGCGCTACGCCGACCGCACCCGGATCGACGCCGACGAGGATCACCTGCCCCACATCATGGACGTGGAGCTGGAGCACAACACGATGCAGTTGCGCCCCGACCAGCGCGGCGGGGTCGGCTGGCTGGTGAAGTGGGGCCGGGTGGGCATCGAGGACCCGACCGGCAACGGCAAGACCCCGGTGATCATCCGCGCGCTCCAGGTGCAGCAGCGGATGACGGGCTCGGCACTGCCAGCCCTGTACGTGGGCAACGGGTCCGCCCTGTATGCCATCCGGGACAAGTTCACCCAGTGGGCTCCCGAGCTGCGGGTGACTGTGGTCACCGGCACGATGAAGGCCCGCGAGAAGGCCCTGGCCGTCGAGTCCGATGTCTGGCTGATCGCCTGGCCGAACCTGCGGCTGCACACCCGGCTGGCTAGGTACGGGTCCGAGCGCCTGGTCCGCTGCGAGAGCTGCGGCGGCCAGGACCCGAGGGTGACGCCCGGCCGGTGCGAGGCGCACGAGAAGGAGCTGAACGCCCTCGGCATCCGCACGGTGATCCTGGACGAGGCGCACAAGCTCCGCGAGCCGAAGTCCAAGCAGACCAGGGCGGCCTGGTGGATGGCGCACCACGCCGAGTTCTGCTGGCCGGTGACCGGCACGCTGGTGGCTGACACCGTGGCGGACCCCTGGGGCGTCATGCACGCCCTGGACCCGCGAGCCTGGCCGAGCCGGTCGCGGTACATCGACATGTTCGCCGTCAAGGACTTCAGTTTCCACCGGGGTGCCGACATCCTCGGCATCCGGCCCGAGCACGCCTACCAGCTGCACAGCATCATCCAGCCCTACTGGCGGCGCATCCCCCGCGAGGTGGCCCGGCCGAACGACGCGCCGCGCGGCGAGCCCGAGTTCCGCTACCCCGAGATGAGCCCCAAGCAGGCCACGGCCTACCGCCAGCTGGCGAAGGAGGCGCTGGCCGACCTGGAGGGCAGCACGCTCGTCCCCGAGTACGCCATCGTCAAGTACACCCGGCTGTGCCAGCTGGCCTCGTCCATGGTGGAGACCCGCGACGGCGAGGACCGGCAGGGCTTCACCACCCAGCTGCTGGACCTGGCGCTGCCGTCGAACAAGGCCGACGACCTGATCGAGTTCCTGGAGGACAACCCCGGACAGGTGGTGGTCGCGGCCATCTCGCCTGACCTGATCGAGCTGGCGGCGCGCAAGTGCCACGAGAACAAGATCACCACCGCCCGGATCACCGGGGGCATGAGCCGCGAGGCCCAGTACCAGGCCCAGCAGTGGTTCCAGGCCGGGCAGTGCCGGGTGATCTTCATCAACGCGGCGGGCAGCGAGAGCATCGACCTCCAGGCGGCCAGCACCATCGTGTTCCTGGAGCCCGACACCTCGTTCCTCCAGCGCGAGCAGAAGATCGGCCGCGTCGATCGGTACGGCCAGAAGTTCCCGGTGCGGCAGGTCTACATGCTGACGCCGGGCACCGTGGACCAGCGGCGTTACCAGCTGGGCTGTGATAAGCATGAGCGCCACGATCAGGTGGCGCGCGATCCTGACCTGCTCCGGTGGATCATCGAGGGCATGGCAGTCAACTGGGCCGCTTAGGCCCCGAGAGGAAAAACGATCATGATCAAGATCCGTTACACCGTGGCCGCAGCTGTGGTCACGGCTGCGCTGGCCATCGCCGGGTGCAGCTCATCCGCGAGCAGCGACGGCGCTGCCGCCGTCAAGTCGGCGGCGGCCTCGCTGTCCGCCAACCCCCAGTTCCAGGCGGCTAAGGACCGGCTGAACGCGAACATGCGCAAGGACTTCCACCCGACGCACCCGAAGAAGTCGCTGGAGACGGTGCTCACCGAGACGTTCCCCGGCGCGCACGTCCGGCCGATCCTGCTGTACGGGGTGAAGACCTTCAAGGCCGCTGACCGGAAGGCAGGACCGGCCCGCACCGCCTGGGAGAACGGCGTGGTCCTGTTCGCGCTCCAGCAGAGCGCCCAGGGCGTCAGCGGCCAGGCGAGCATCCCCGGCGTGACGAACTCAGCCAGCCCCGCCGCTAAGCCGAGCCACTCATGACCACGCGAGCTGCGCCGGTCAGCAGGTACAAGCCGATCCCGAAGATCAAGCCGTGGTCCTGGCTGGGCCTGGAGTCCTTCGCCTGGGGCTTCGTCGTCGGCCACGTCATCACCTGGGCCGTGGACTGCTGGTACTTCGTCATCACGCAGCTGACCTGGGGCTTCACCTACGCCAAGGCCAACGATCACGTCAACTACCTGAACCTCACCGACATCTGGGACCGGCTGCCCTACTGGACCGGCAGGACCCTGAACAACGCGGGCATCCACACCAGCTGGGCTACCTGGCTGATGCTGGCCAGCACCCAGCAGGGCTGGACCGAGCCCCGGCACCTGGCACGGGGCGTGATCATCGGCCTGATCGCGGGCGTGTTCATCCAGATGCTGTTCGCCAAGCCAGCCCAGTACGGCGCGGAGGACGTGAGCGCCTGGGCCTACGTGCTGGCCATCCCGAAGTCGCTGCTCTACGCCATCCCCGGCGTGGCCGCGATCGGGGTGCTGGCCTACTACCTGCCGTACCTGCTGAACCACGGGCTGCACGTGCCCGGCAACAACCTGTTCAGCAACGAGGTGAACAGCCAGCTGTCGGCCGGTGCCTGGATCGGCACCGCGATGGGCCTGGCCGGGTCACTGCTGTTCGCCCGCTGGGCCAGCAAGAAGCCAGCCCAGGAGGCCCAGTGGTTCTACGCCGAGCGCAGCGCCGCCCGGATCGAGAGCGAGTCCGCGCTGGGCAGGCTGCGCGGTAACCGGGTGATCGGCACGCCGTCCCACCGGGTCCGGGTGCGCTGGCTGATCGACAACGCGATCCAGTGCGTCGAGCGCAGCTCCTGGTCCGTCCGGCTGCTGGTCGGCGGGCTGTTCTTCGTCCTGATCTCGGCTGGCGGCGGTGCCTACATCACGCTGGCGGGACCGGCGGCGGGGCACTGATGATCATCATCAGCAACACCGAGATCAACACCTGGCAGCGGTGCCGCCGCAAGTGGCTCATCAGCTACTACCTCGGCTACCAGCCCGACGCCGAGGAAGTGACTGGCCACCGCATCCTCGGCGTCCGGGTGCACACCGCCCTGGAGGGCCACTACGGCTACGGCCTGGACCCGCTGGCGGTGCTCCAGCTGCTCTACAAGTTCGAGCTGGAGGCCAGCCCCGAGTTCGAGCTGGAGCTGAGCGCCGAGCGCGACCTGGCCAGCGCCATGGTCGAGGGCTACATCGAGTGGGCTGCCGAGACCGGCGCGGACGCGGGCATGGCCGTGGTGGCCACCGAGGCCGACGTGACGGTGCCGCTGCCCGGCGTCGAGGGCGTGAGCCTGCGGGCCAAGCTGGACCAGATCGTCTACAACGAGCTGACCGGGCTGCACTCGTTCAAGGACTGGAAGACGGCGGCCAGCTTCGAGCAGCACGACATCCTGGCCCTCAACCCGCAGTTCAAGCTGTACTCGCTGGTCCAGAAGCTGCGCAACCCCGGCGGCGTCCTGGTGGACGGCGGCATCATCACCACGCTGCGCCGGGTCAAGCGCACCGCGCGCAGCAGCCCGCCGTACTACCAGACCGATGAGTTCCGCTACAACCCGCAGACGGTCAACGCCACGCTGCGCAAGGCGCAGCGGATCGGCTACCAGATCAAGAAGGCCCGCCAGGCCCTGGACTGGGTGTACGCCGAGGACGGCGGCCAGGGCAAGGCCGACGCGCTAGACCTAGTTCAGCAATCGCTGTTCCCGCCGACGCCGATCGTCCGCGACTGCGGCTGGAGCTGCCCGTTCGTGACGCTCTGCCCGATGATGGATGACGGGTCGGACTGGATCGGCGCGCTGGTCAGCTCGGGCCACTACCGGCAGGAGGACCCCTACGCCTACTACTCCGATGACCCGCTGCGGCGGGTCCGGCAGGTCCTGGAGGATCGGTAATGTCGGACCCCTGTGGTAGCCCTGATAGTCTGTCGTCAACCCGATAGGGGAAGATCACGATGACGATCCAGCCAACTCAAGTTGGACAAAGGCAGGCTTATCCCAACGCCCAGGCCGGTTTCGTTGGAGTGCCGCGACCGGCGCGGCGTCTCCAGGGCATCTCGGCGCTCGTGCACGGGCTGGCGAAGGCGGGCAAGTCCAGCCTGGCCGACTCCGGGCCGCCGCCGAGGCTCATCCTGGACATCGAGGGCACCAGCTTCTGGACGCCCAGCCGCAAGGTGTACTGGCAGCCCGAGTACGAGCCGGTGCCCCGGTGGGACGAGAGCTGGGACAGCTGCGTGGTGCTAGCCCGCGAGGCCCGCACGATCAACGCCACCTACCGCATCCTGGCCAGCGGCCAGCACCCGTTCAAATCCGCCAGCGTGGACTCAGTGACCGAGTTCCAGCAGCGGATCATCGATGAGCGGGTGGGCTATGACAAGATCGGCCGCGATGACTGGGGCGTGCTGCTGCGCCAGGTCAGCTGGGCTACCCGGCAGTGGCGCGACCTGATCACGCACCCCACCAACCCGCTGTGGACGGTTACGTTCGTCGCGGGCACCCACCTGGACGGCAAGACGGCCAAGTGGCGTCCGCTGGTCCAGGGCCAGGTGGGCGACTTCCTGCCCTACTACGTCGATGTGCTGGGCTACCTGGGCGCGATGCCCGACCAGTCCCGGCACCTGCTCATCGGCCCGCACCCGCAGTACGAGACGGGCGAGCGGGTCGGCGGGCGTCTGCCCTACTCGCTGCCGATCGGCTACCCCGGCCGGTCTGGCTACACCATGGAAAGCATGCTGGCCCAGGTGCTGGCAGGAAGGTAACGATAATGGGATACCCGAACGACCCCAACCAGGGCTGGCAGCAGCAGGGTCCGCCTCCGGGCCAGGGCGGCTACGGCCCGCCTCCGGGCCAGGGCTACCCGCAGGGTCCGCCCCCAGGGCAGCAAGGCGGCTACGCGCCGCCTCCCGGCCAGCAGCAGGGCTACGGCCAGCCTGGCCCGTACGGGCCGCCTCAGGGCCAGCAGGGCTACGCTCCGGGCTTCGGTCCCGGCGGGATGCCCGGCGGCGGCGGCGAGGACTTCGGCCAGATGTACGGCCAGGCTGACATGTCCTCCAACCTGATCGAGAAGGGCCGCTACCCGGCGCTGATCGAGTCCTCGGAGTACGGCGCGACCAAGGACGGCACCAAGAACGCCTGGACGATCGTGTTCCGCACCACGGGCGGCATGGCCCCGAGCTACACCGGGCCGGGCGCGGGCACCAAGCTCACCATGACGCTGAGTGTCAACAAGACCAAGAAGGACGGCACCGAGAACCCGCAAGGGCTCGGCATCATGTTCCGCCAGCTCGGCGCGATGGGCGTCCCGATCCCGCCAGCTCAGCCCTTCTGGGAGCTGGGCTGGAGCCCGCAGCAGGCCGCCCAGGCCATGGTCGGCCGCCCGGTCATGCTGTCGGTGATCCAGGACGAGTACGAGGGCGTCACCCGGAACAAGGTCCGCGACATCCAGCCGCCGATGCCGGGACAGCCGCTCCAGGTCACCCAGCAGGCCCAGCAGGCCCCGCAGCCGTTCGGCGGTGCTCCGGGCTACAGCCCGCCGCCAGGCCAGCAGGGACCGCCTCCGGGCCAGCAGCAGGCACCGCCAGCCCAGGGTCCGCCGCCGAACCAGCAGCCCTGGGGACAGCCGAGCTACGGCCCGCCTCCTGGCCAGGGATACGGCCCGCCGCCTCCCGGCCAGCAGCCGCAGTTCGAGGGCCAGGGCTACGGCCAGCCTGGCTACGGCCAGCAGCAGGCACCGCCAGCCCAGCAGGGCTACCAGCAGCAGGGTCCGCCGTCCAACGGCTACCCGCAGCAGGGCCAGCCCCAGGGTCCGCCTCCCGGCCAGGGTGACGCTCCCGCGCCGCCGCCCTGGGCTCAGCAGTAACAAGACGTGCCCGGCCCTGAGCAGTAGCGGCAGCAGCGGCAAGCCCTCAACTTCGCACCCGGCGGTAGAGATTCACGGGCACCGCGCGCATGCAGGCAGAGGAAAGTGGCCGCTGGCTCCCGCTTAACCGGGGCCGGGCACCTGGCCAGATCAGCTGGGCTGGACGGGAATGAACTGGTGGGGTACGGTGTTTACACCACTGAAGGGCTCACAGGGAGCCCGGAATGTCAGACCCGAGAGGCACGATTCCGATCATGACGACACCACTACTAGACAGGACCGAGGCGTTCAACGCCGAGCGGGCCGGTCTGATCCAGAGCCTGCGAGATAACCAGGCCAGCGCCGTCGAGCGCGCCGTTGAGTACAACAAGGGCATCGACGCCAAGATCAAGGACGGCAGGCTCGTCTCGCTGGGCAACGACCGCTATCAGGTCGTGGACCCCGGCAGCTGGGACAACGGCGAGGTCTGGACTTACCGCAAGGTGAGTACCCAGGCACCCGCGCTGCTGCTCCCCGAGCACGGCCTGGCCGAGCTGGAAGACGGCTCGGTGGCGCTGTACCGCAAGCGCCCCGCCTGGCACAACCTGGGCAACTTCCACCTGGAGGGCCTGACCGACATCGGCCAGGTGCTGAAGGAGTCGGGACTTGACTTCGAGGTCGCCCAGATCCCCAACCGCTACACCTGGAAGGGCATCCAGCACACCGTCCCCGGTGAGTTCATCAACGTCCGCGAGGACACCGGAGAGCCCTTCAAGACCGTCGGCAACGTCTACACCCCGGTGCAGAACCGGCAGGCGTTCGAGTTCCTCCAGGCCCTGGCCGACAAGGGCGACATCGAGTGGGAAACCGCTGGCATGACCGCCAAGCGACGGATCTTCGTCACGATGCGCCTGCCAGACACCCTGGTCATCGATGAGGGCGGCCTGAACGACGAGATCGAGCCCTTCGTCGGGGCGTTCAACAGCCACGACGGGCAGACCCCGTTCACCGTGGCCACCACCCCCTGGGCACCCATCTGCGGCAACACCGAGCGCTTCGCGCTCCGGGACGCCGTGAGCAAGTGGTCCATCCGCCACACCGAGAGCGCGGCCAAGAAGATCGAGGACGCGCGCAAGACCCTCGGGCTCAGCCTCAAGTATTACGAGCAGCTGGGCGAGGAAGAGACCCAGCTGGCCCGCAACGCGATGACGCTGGACGAGGTGCGCGAGCTGATGGCGGACCTGTGGCCCGTCAAGGAGCAGGACCCCGAGAAGGAGTCCGTCCGGTCCAAGAACTTCCGCGAGCGCCGTGACGGCCAGCTGGAAGAGCTGTGGGGCAAGAACAGCGCACGAGCCGGGAAGACCGCCTACGCGGCCGAGCGGGTCGTGACCGAGTACCTGGACCACGTTGCCCCCCGCCGGGCCGTGGGCGACAAGCTGGCAGCGGCGCGAGCCACCGCCATCCTTGAGGGCACCGACGACGGGATCAAGGGCAGGGCGCACGAGAAGCTGATGCTGCGAGTGCGATGAGCCCGGAGCTAGGGGCCAGCCGCGAGGCTGGCCCCTACAGCCATTGAAGGAGGCGATATGCAGACCGGAGGATTCTCCGAGGCCGCCGAGCACCTGGGCGCGCACTACGGCCAGCCGGTCAGCCGCCAGCAGGTGTTCCAGTGGTACAAGCGCCATACGCGCAACAAGGCCGGTCGGCCGTTCCCCCGCGAGGTGGAGACCGACCTGAACGCGCCGCACGGCAGGCCGCGCCGGAAGTTCGACCTGGATGACGTGCTGAGCTGGACGGAGCCCGGCGTGCCCACGCACACCAAGGGGACGTACGGCACCGGCTGGCGCAAGCTAGGGCAGGGGTTATGAGCGCCAGCGTGTTCCTGTCCTGCGAGCGGCACCACTCGTACGAGTCGAAGCAGCAGGCCCTGGCCGCCCTGACGGCGCGCAGGAAGGCCAGGGGCCTGAAGAAGACCCAGGGCCTGAGGCCGTTCAAGTGCCCCTCGGGCAAGCACTGGCACCTCGGCCGCGACAAGCGGTTCAGGAATAACTGAACCCCGAGGGGTGTTTACACCAATGCAGGGCTCGGAAGGAGCCCGAGCGGAAGGACAACGATAACGATGAAGATCCCTTTCCTCCCGAACACCACGGCGATGGATGCCGTGTCCGGGGAGATCCGGTACGCGCCCCTGGTGGGCTCGGACGAAGAGCCGATCGACCTGGAGCTGGGCGAAGACGGCGTTTGGGCGGTGCCCGAATGACCACGCCAGCCCCCCGTCCGCTGCACAAGATCGCGGACGAGATCACCCGCAAGTGGCCTGAGCCGTTCTACGGCGCGCGGCCCTACATCAGGGCGATGCGCTACCTGGCCACCATGGAGGACAACTACCACGAGGACAAGGCCGACGAGATCGTGCTGCGGTTCCTGACTAACGCCAGGGGCTGGCGCGGCGAGGATGCCAAGCGCATCAAGGCCGAGCTGCGGTCCATGCTCCCGAAGCGGAGGACCCGGTGAAGCGCTACAAGGTCACGGTCACCTACCGGCCGCATGCCAACAGCCTGCGGCGGGAGACGGCAGACTTCACCGTCGAGGCCCCCAACAAGCAGGTCGCCCTGGTGCGATCCGGGTGGATCATGCACGTGAGGGAGATCTACCACATTGCGGGCAGCCTCAGCGTCGAGATCGAGGTGCTGTGAAGGCCCGCCAGCCGTACACCGGGCCGGGCTACCCGGCCTGGTGGGCGGTCTCCCAGACCTATGAGCATCAGGGCAAGACCCTGGCCCGAGGGCAGGGCCTGACGATCACCGGCGAGCGCGGCGGAAGGTTCACCTTCTACGAGCACGTAGTAGCCCAGCCGAGGCCGGGCAGCCGCAAGCGCAAGCCAGCTGAGTGGATCACCGTCCTGGGCGGCCCGCTCGGCGTGAAGCAGTTCCGGTCATTCCGGCCGGATCGGATAGGGCGCGTCCTGCGCCCGGAGAGGCGGAAGCGGTGACCCGGCAGTCCAGCCTCAAGAACATCGTGACCCGGCCAGGTGACTACGACTACGGCAGCTACCCTGGCGATCACGAGCTGATCCTGTACGGCAGGGCCGCCGCGCCCGCCGTCCTGGCCAGGCGGGGCACCGAGACGCACCTGAGCGCGGACGACATCCGCAAGCACGTGCTGGTGTTCATAGCCGAGCACCCCGACGAGTTCGGTCCCGCAGTCAGGGCGATCACCGCCCTGTGGGACGACACAGACCTGGACCGGCTGAACCAGGGCATCCACACATTCAGCCTCACCGAGCGCGAGCGGAAGAGCTTGCGCCAGCACCTGGAGACACAACGATGACAACGATGACGATAACGGTGACGCACGACCAGCTCAGCCAGGCCCGTGACGAGGGTTCTGTGCTCACGGTCACCGGCACCGAGGACCAGACCGGAGACCTGGTGACCATAGCCGGGGACTGGCGGCCGATGATGCGCCTGTTCGAGGGCGTGACCGAGAGCGGCGAGGCTACCGCCGAGGTCGAGACCTACCAGGTAGTGCACCGCGTGCCCCTGCGCCGGGCCACCGTGGCCGTCGGCACCGGCCAGCCAGCCGAGGCCGCCCGCGTGGTGGACAAGTACCTGTACGGCAACTACCGGGTGACCGGGGCCGACCAGGAGCACGTCTACATCGAGGGCCATGATGACCACGGGTTCACGCTCGATGCCATCACCGACCGCCTGGCCAGCGGGATGCTGTACGCGAGGGAGGTCCGGTCATGAGATCAGCTGAGGCAGTCGAGTTCGTCCGCAACTCGGTGTTCAAGCCGGGCTGGCGGATGAAGGCCGAGCGGTACACCGCCGACATGATCATCTTCACCTTCTACATCGACACGGTAGACACCAGCTACCCGGACGCCGACGGCACCTGCCGCAGGCACGTGACGCTGGTCCGTGACGAGGTGTGGGACGTGAGCGGCCTGGACGAGATGGGCCTGATCGGCCGCATCCTGCGGCTGTCGGCAGAGACCGACGTGCACGAGGACCGCGAGTTCTTCAAGGTCCGCCAGCCCGACGGCAGCTGGCACGCCCCGCTGCACCCGCACACCTACGAGGGCCAGCGCGCCTGGAGCAACGGGCGAGCCCGCCAGGGCTGGCGGGACGTAGCGGACGAACTGAGGTAACCATGGCCACCTATCGCTGGTACATCATCGGCACCCGCCGGGACAGCGAGACGGTGCAGATCCTGGGCTGGTCCAGGGACCGCATAGCGGCCCTGGGCCGTCCGGGCGTCATCGCCGTCTACTACGCATCCAGCCGCCGGATGGCGGCCCGGCTGGCCAAGGCCGACCGGGGATTCGAGATCAAGTGGAGGAAATACTGATGAACACGGCTCGTGCACCATCTGGTGCACCGACCCGGCTGAGCTGGCGCAGGGTCCAGCCCGGCATGAGGATCTATGATCCGTCCAAGGGCAACCCGCTGATCATGGCGATCGTGCCCACCAACACCGACACCCGCCGGGAGATCCGGCACCCGGCCGCGATGGCCACCACCACCGACTGGCGTTTCGCCCCGAAGGCGGGGTTCGTCAAGCTGGTCTCAGCTGAGCTGGAGACGCTATGAGCGCGCGGAAGTCCCTGGCCCGGTCCTACCGGAAGGTAGCCCGAGCCCAGGCCATGATCCTCCGCGAGCAGGCGTATCAGCTGCGCCGCGCGAACGACGAGCACGATCTGGACGAGCTGCCGTGGTGGAGGCAGCGCACGCTGGGCAACCTGCTCACCGTCCTGATCCAGCGTTACTGGCCGTGGTGAACGACCCCCGAAGGCCCGCCCTAACCGGCGGGCCTTTTCGCTGTCACGGGCTTGCAGCCGGTAATCGGGTCCACGTCATCGTCCGGCACGGCGGCCATCGGCTCGGTCCTCTTGTCGATGAAGCGCCACATGCCGCGCGGGTTGAGCAGGTCCAGCACCAGCGCCGAGCTGACCATGGTGTTGTTGCCGTGCAGCGCCTGGAGCTGGGTCAGCTCGATGCGGACCCGCGCCTCGGCATCGCGGTAGTCGCACTCATGGTCAGCCCGCTGCCGCTGCCGCGCCGCCTTGAATGGCATCAGGACAGCTTCGCCCAGGTGGCCGGGCCGACAACGCCGTCCACGGCCAGGCTGTGATGGGACTGGTAGGACCGCACCGCCGCCGTGGTGGCCACGCCGAACACGCCGTCAACGATCAGCGGGCCGAAACCAGCCTTGTTCAGCGCCACCTGGAGCGTCTTGACCGCCTGGCCGGTGACGCCAGCCTGGACCGTGGGGTGCGAGGGACGCGGGCTGCCCGGCCGGGGCCACTGGCCGTAGTCCGCCTTCATGCTCTGGTCCCAGTCGGCGCTCTGGCCCGCGACCGTGACGCCGTTGTGCGTCTGGCGCAGCTGGGCTCGCGTGTCCCAGTTGCCACCGCTCCAGGCGTAGGTCTGCCAGCCGTACGTGACCTTGCCTGCGTCGAACGCGCGCTTCAGCGGGTAGTACCCGCTGTAGATCCCGGTGCGGGCCTTGCCGATGACCGAGGCCACGCCGTCGAGGTACGAGTTGATGGCAGCCTGCTGGGCTGGCGTGGAGTCGAAGTCGCAGGCGAAGTAGATGGGCGCGTTCTTCATGCCGAGCAGGCTGGCCTGGCCGTCCGCGTTCTGCGCGTCGTCCACGCCCTGCCTGTGGCCGCCCAGCATGGCCTGCGCGGTCTGCTCCCAGACCAGCACCACGTCCAGCCCGGCTGCCACGGCGGCGTCCAGCTCAGACTTCACCAGGTCCTTGGACGGGTCGTGGCTCAGGTAGCGGGCGATGAACATGACCCCGGCTGCCTTCAGGGCGCTGGGGCTCGGCTTGGGCTGCGCCCAGGCGTAGTCGATACCCTTCATCGTGATCCTTCCTTCATCGTCATCAGGACCAGGCCAGCCTAACTCAGCAGCCTGCGATGAGCAGGTAGCCGCTGCCCTTGGTGAAGCCAGCCGGGATAGTCACGGTCGTGTTAGTGAACGCAGCCAGGGTGGCGATCCCGGATGACGGGCTCAGCACGGCAGCCAGCTTGATCACCTGGAAGACCGGCCCGCCCGTGATGGTGGCCAGGTCCACCGTGTCCCCGGTGTTGACGTTGCGCAGCCAGAAGACAGCGAACAGGTCCGGGCCGCTCTCGCTGTACTGGTTGATGACGTTGGTGCTGGTCAGGACGGCCATCGGCTTCTCCTTAGTGGGTCCAGTTCACGATCATCGCCGGGGTCTTGCCGCCGACTACGCCGCCGCCCCAGAAGTTGCCCCACCAGTTCAGGTTGGTGTTGTTGGGCGAGGTCGGGGCGAGCACGGCGTAGGTCGTGCCCCCGGCGGCGAACGGTGCCCAGGCGCTGGAGCCGAGCGTATGCGTCAGCAGCTGGCCCTCCGCGATGTTCCAGAAGTCCAGGAAGCTGGAGTACCCGGCCGAGCCCAGCACGGTCGAGCTGTGCAGCCCGACGGTCATCCCGTAGCTGTAGTACGAGCCCGTGTTCTGTAGCCGCAGCTTCACGCTGTTGATGCCGAAGGTGCTGAGCACCGTGTTCAGGTTGTTGCCCAGGCTGCCGACGTTGAACTGGATGTACCCGATGTTCCAGGCCGAGCCAGGCCCGCTGGGCGAGCCCTGGTAGAGGGTGCTGTTGTGGTTCCGCTGCGCGCCGCCCGAGTAGTAGCTCCAGGTGTTGGCCCCGTAGAAATACTCCGTCTTGGTCTGCGCGCCGCCGGACCCGCCGGTCGTGCCGGACCCGAGGACCACGCCGCTGTTGATGAACTGGCCGTTGTCCACTCCCAGGTCGGTGACGCGCATCTCGATCGATGTCTGGAACTGGATCGTCCCGCCGGTCTGGATCAGGCCGGTCAGCAGCACCCGGTACGGGGTGTCCACGCCGGGCGTGCCCGGAATCCAGGAGACGTAAGGGCTCATGAAGTTCTTGCTGGCATTCGAGATGGTCGTGATGGTCGGGCTGTGCCCGGCCACCTCCGACACGCTGCCGCCGACCGTGGTGCTGGGCGTCGAGCCGTCCGTGGTGTACTTCAGCCGGAAGACGACCTGGTTCCCGGATGCCCCGGCAGCGGAGACCAGGAAGTCCGTCGGGAAGACCTCAAGCATGTAGGCGTGCCCGGCCGGGATGGTGAAGTCGATCTCCAGCAGGGCGGTCTCGGCCTGGGCGATGGCAACGCTGGGCCAGCTGACGGGCGTCCAGGCGCGCTGGATGATCCCGCTGTTCCCCGCGACCAGGAACTGGGCCAGCGATGTGCCTCCGAGGATCACGTCCGTGGTAGCCGAGAGGGTCTGCCCGGTGATGTTGCCGAGGGCGTCGATGCCCGCGAGCTGGTTGTTGAACGGGTCCTCCACGCCGAAGACGTTGGTCAGGCCGGGCAAGCCGATGAAGTTAATGCCCTGCGGTACGACATTGCCGAAGGGGTCCGTCGTGGCGATGGGCGAGTTGGAGTAAACCAGGCCGCCGGGCACCGCGATGGCGTCGATGTAGTACACGGTGTTCACCGCGTCGGCCGCCGCCTGGTTGACGAAGAAGACGGCAGACTGCGCCCCTGCGGGCACGCCAGCCCCGGAGATGGAGACCGCGTAGACCCCGTTGGTCGTGGTGGTCAGCGTGCCCTGGTCCCCGCTGGCGCTGCCCAGGTTAGAGCCGGTGCCGCCCGGCCCGGACCAGAAGGTGAACCCGATGGAGATGCCTGTCAGGGCAGCCGGGGTGAAGATCTGGCAGGACATCGAGACGCTCGTGCCCGCGATCACCGGGAAGGCCGGGAAGGTCGCGCCCCAGTTCGCCGTGGTGTTGCTGTGCGTGATCTTCAGCGACATCTGCCCGTTAGCCGACCAGACGGTGCTCGGGGTCAGGGTGGCGTTGACGCCCGCAGGAGAGCCCGTGGAAGCCGGGACGACCGGGTTGTCCTTCAGCCCCAGGATGATGGCTGACCAGGCCGCAGAGACGATCGTGGCGCTGCCGGTGACCGCAGCCGCGCTGATGTTGGCGGTGTAGTAGATCGAGGTGTACTGGAAGGTGGCCACGTGCTGCTGGCTCAGCAGCGTCCAGCCGTCCGGGATGGCGCTGGGAATGCCCCCGGCGCTGGCGTCGGAGACGAACAGCAGCACGATGTCCCCGTAGTCGGCCGGGGTGCCGGACACGCTGATGGCGGTGCCCGAGCCGTTGGCCGAGCTGGAGAAGTCAGTGACCGAGCCGGACGGCAGCACCCCGGCCGTGGCGATGGCCGTGATGTTCTTCTCCTGCGTATTCGCTGCCGCGTAGGTAACGGTGATGCTGTCGTGGCTGGTCAGCACGTTGGCGTTGGGGCACTGGAAGACCTGCATCTGCTGATTGACGGTGACCGACTGGACCAGCGTGTAGGTGTTCCCGGCGGTGTCCGTGACGCCGGTCGCCGCCGTGGCTCCCGAGCAGGAGGCCACCACGGTGACCGTGCTGCCGGGGATCGTGGCCGTGGTGGTGACGCCGTTCGCGTAGGTGGTCGAGCTGACCGCCGAGCTGGCGCTGAACAGCACCAGCGGGTAGCCGGGCGGCTCGAAGTCCCAGCCGGTCGGGCCGGTCAGGCTGGAGTAGATCAGCTGGGTGCCGCCGGGCGAGAGCTTCATCAGCAGCGTGCCGCTGGAGCTGAACCAGTCGATCGTGCCGTCGGCCTCGATCTTGAAGACCACCACGCCGCCCACGTTGGTGATCGTGATCGAGCCGTCGGCGTTGATGCTGGTCTTGGGGTCGGTGGCGCTGTTGCGCAGGATCGAGCCGGTGATCGTGGTCGCATCCACGATGCCCGCGACCACCAGGTTCGCCGCCAGCAGCGCAGCCGTGATGGTGCCCGCGAAGATGTTGGCGCTGGTGATCGTGGCCCCGGCGATCTGGCTGCCGAGGATGCCCGCCGCTGCCGCTAGCTGGGCTGCGGTGATCGTGCCGGTGGCGATCTGGAGCGCGGTGATCGAGCCGGGCGGGATGACGCCAGCCGGGATGACCGCAGGGCTGCCGCTAGCCTGGGCTGACGGGTCACCAGCCTGGCCTGCCCCGTTGACGGCCATCAGCGCGACGTAGTAGGTCGTGCCCGCCGTGAGCCCGCCGATGCCGAACAGGCCAGCGCCGATCATCTGGCCCACCAGCGTGCCGGACGAGGGAGTGAAGTTGGGCGTCACCGACACGTGGACCTGAGTCGCGGCGAAGTCGAGCAGCGGCGTGGTGCCGTCGCTCATCAGCCCGTCCCAGCTCACGATGAGCCCGCCGATGCCGCCCAGCACGACAGGCGTGCTCGGGGACAGCGGCGGCACGACGGTGCCAACCTGCTTGACCGCGAACGTGCCGTCGGACTGCGCGCCGATGACGATCGCGGGTGCCCCGGTGTTGTCGTTGATCGTGAGGCTGCCGCCGTCGATCGACGTGTTCTGGCTGTTGTAGCCGCTGCGCTGGTTGCGCTCCAGCGTGGTGATCCGGGCCGCCATCTCCCGGATCTGGCCGGTGAGCTGGGTGACCGCCGGATCGAGGATTCCGCTGACTGGCATGGCTACAGTGTCCCAGCCTGGCCGCTCTGGGCCTGGTAGGTGAAGCTGTCGCTGCGGGCCAGCGTCAGTGACATCAGGTCGGTGGTGGGGTCCTGGGTCATGGCGACGATGCGGCTCCAGATGACCGTGTTCCGCCAGCCCTGGGCCATGATCACCGGGATGTCATCGCCGGGCATGAAGCTGCCGAACGGCGCGTTGGGGTGGTTCTTCACCACGATCTGGCTCACCGTGTCGATGTTCTGCATCGAGGACAGCGCCTTGGTTGCCTTGCTGGCCACCCTGGCTACGGTGTTCGCGGTCTGGTCGGTGAACACGAAGACCCGGCGCAGCCGCCCCGTGTTGGCGGTGGACGTGGTGACCCGCACCGCCGCCGCCCCGCTGCCCGCTCCCAGCCCGACGATGGTCGAGGCGTACTTGGTCCCGTCGCGGGTCACCTGGACCGGCTGGATGATGTTCTCGCCCTCAGCGAACCGCAGCCCGGTGAGCCGGGTGCCCTGCCGGGGCACGCCGAACAGCAGCTGGTGCCGCACCGTGGCGCGGGTCGGGTCGGCCCAGAAATGCCTCTCGCGGATGTCAAAGATGGCCTCGGACTGGATCGAGGTGATCTCGCCGCCCAGGTCGGTGCTGTTGTACCAGAACAGCTGGATCGGGGTGATCGTGCGGATCTGGGTGACCATCGTGCCCTTGGCGTACGCCTTGCGCAGGTTGGTGGCCAGGGTCATGTTGCCGGTGATGAAGCCCTTGGAGTCGGTGATGATCTGGTTGACCACGTAGGCGTCCGGGCCGATCAGGATGTTCTCGCCGCTGGCGAACGGGGCCGTGGTGCCCAGCTGGATGTTGTTGGCCCCGGCTGCGGCGGCCTTGGCCAGCGGGGAGTTGACCGGCGTGGTCTGGGCCACCGGGTCACCGAGGGCGTGCGGCTCGGTGAGCTTGGAAGCCAGGGTGACCTGGCCGGTGGCCACGCCGTTCACGCGGAAGACATGAGCGATCACGTAGGGGATGCCGCTGATGGTGATGTTCTCGCGGTCGTTGAACGCCTGGGCGTTGGCCAGCCAGATGGTCGTGTCCCCGGTGGCCGCCTTCCGGGCCATCGTGTCGGCCGTGCCCGGTTCTACCTGGCTGCCCAGCAGCACCCCGGCCTTGTTGGTGCCCAGCTCCATGTTCAGGTTGCCGCCGGGCTGGCCCTGGAGCCAGGCCCAGATGTAGCGCACCACGTCCAGGGCGTCGATGTTGGTCCGGCTGAAGTTGGCCCCCTCGTACGGCATGCCGTTGGGGTAGCCGGAAAAGCCCATGGCGGTGATGTTCCACTGCGGGCCGCTCATGGTGGACTGGGTGACGATCCCGCCGAACTTGATCTCGTCTGATTCCTCCAGGTAGATCGCGTCCCGCCACTCCATGAGCAGCGCGTTGCCCGAGCTGTCCATCAGCTCGCCGCGCGGCGGGGCCAGGGTGCAGGTGAAGCTGTCGGCGGTGTTGAGCGCCCAGGTCACGCTCGGGCTGACGATGCCCTGCACGTCGCGGTTGAGCCACTGCCCGGTGATCAGGTTCTGGATGTGCATCCGGGGCATCCGGGACAGGATGAAGGCTGGCGAGGCGGGCTTGATCGCGGTGCCGGGCGTGGGCGTGGGAGCCCCGCCGATGGTGACCGTGATCGCGTCGGCTATGCCAGCCCTGTCCGTCATGGCGTTGGCCTGGCTGACGGCAACGCTGAAGTCCTCGGTGGTGGCGAGGACCTCGGTCTCGCCGGGGCTCAGCGCGGGCGTGCCGGTGGTGAACGTGTCGCCCACGCCAGCCGTGTCAGCCAGGGTGACCGCGACCGTGGCGGTGAACGCCTCCCGGACACCGGCCACGTCGGCCAGGGCAGGCGAGCTGGCCCCGCCAGCGGCGGGCAGGATCTCCAGTGCGGTCCAGGCGAAGTCGCTGGAGCTGTGCCAGGTCCAGCCCATCGTGGTGGCACCAGGAGTCACTGTGGTCACATGACCGGCGGCCTCGGCTACGAAGTCCGTGCCGTCATTGAAGAAGTGATCCGTGGTGACCCCGCCGACCGGCGTCGGCGTGCCGGTCTCGGTGTTGCCGACGGACAGGCCCACGCAGGTCCAGCTGCCGGTCTGCGTGGTGGTGATGCTCTTGGTGAACGTCGAGCTGGTGCCAGTCCCGTTGGCCGAGGCCGCGCCAGCCTGGCTGGAGTTCGCCCCGGTCAGGACATAGGGGGTGATCGAGAAGTTGGCCGTGCCGGTGGCGACCGTCCGGGTCACGGTGACCGTGATGGTGCCGGGCGCGCTGGCGTAGAAGTGGCTGAACTGGTAGGACCCGGCGAACTGGCCGTCGTAGGCGGGCGTGATCGCCGTGTAGCTGTTAGCCAGGGAGTCCGCGCAGGTGACCGTGGGGCCGGTGATCGTGGTGTTCAGGAACCCGATGTTGACGACGATGACGACCATCGAGTTGGCGGGCGGGCTGAAGCTCGCCGTGGCCAGCGTGCCCGAGCTGTTGCCCGTGCTGTCGATGGGCGCAGGCGTCGAGGCGTCCTGGAGGATGGGCATCTAGTAGACCGTGACCGTCCCCGCGTACTTCTTGGGCGCTTCAGGCGTGCCCTGGATGAAGCCCCACACGTCGTAGCGCTGGCCGACTACCAGGGTCGGCCCGGTCGAGCCCGGCCCGGTCGGGCACAGCTGCACGAAGCCCTTGCCGGTGCCGCCGGTCAGCCAGGTGCCGGTGAACCAGGTGACCGGCTGGGCTGGCGAGGCCGGGTTGCCCGAGCTGACCGGCAGGGCGTACTGGCAGACCAGCGCGGTCGGGTCGATGACCGTGCCGTCCAGGTCCGAGGTCCATCGGATCGGGATGTTCTCTTCGCTCAGCGCGGCGATCGGGTCGAACGCGGTCATCTTGATCCTCCACCTGGCTGGCTCGGGCTGGGCTGCCCATCGTGCGTGGCTCATCTCGGCCCTCCACCTGCCTGTCTCAGGCTGTGCTCCCCATCGTGCCGCAAGCGGCCCTGCTCGCCAACGCACCTCGCTCTGGAGCTGCCAGACCTCTCGGGGCGGCAGGACCACGCCCGTGAAGGCATGGAAGAACTCGACGGTCCCTGCAAGGTCTGAGAAGGCCAGGGTGACGACAGGAGCCAGCAGCTCCACCGCAGCCGCAGAGTCGCCCAGCGGCACGCTCACGGCCACCTGGAGGGCATCTACGGCCCCCGCCGCGTCGGCCAGCGGGACAGCCGTGCCGGTCACCACGACAAGGGAGTCGGTGACCCCGGCTACGTCAGCCAGCCCGGCTGAGCTGGTGACGGTGAGCGCCTCGGCTGCGCCCGCGACATCGCTAAGCGCAGCCGAGGCAGTGACAGCCAGGCTATCTACCGCAGCCCCGGTCTCAGGCCAGGCCACCACGTTGCCGACTACCACGGCGATGGTGTCGGCTGCCCCGGTCACCTCAAGCAGCGGGACGGCGGCTGCGGCGGCCAGGGCATCGACCGCACCGGCCTGTTCCGGCAAGGCGACCGCTGCGGTTGCCGCCAGGGTATCGACCGCGCCCGCCGCGTCGGCGTAGGCCGCCTGGAGAGCCACGCTGATCGTATCGACCGCGCCAGCTGCGTCGGTGAAATTTTCAGCGGTACTTACGGAGAGAATTTCAACGGCCCCGGCCACGTCGGCCAGCGGAGCTGAGCTGGTGACCGCGAGCGCGTCGATGGCGGCTGCCACGTCCGCCTGCGGGATGGGCTGGCTGACCGCTACGGTGTCGATCGCGGCGGCCACGTCGGCCACGGCCAGGGCGGCGGACACGACAGGGGCGTCCGCCGCCCCGGCCACGTCAGCCAGGCTGGCCGTCACCGTGGCGGTGCTCGACTCGACGGCCCCGGCTGCGTCGGCCAGCGGCGCTGAGACGGTCACAGACAGGCTGTCGATCGCGCCCGTCACATCGGCCACGGGTACTGCTGCGGCGGCGCTGAGCGCCTCCGTGGCCCCGGCTACGTCCCCTAGCGGGGCAGCGGCCGAGACGGCCAGCGCATCGATCGCGCCAGCTGCGTCAGCTACGCCGATGGCCGAGGCACCGCCAGCCGGGGCATCCGCCGATGGGCGGGGTGCCATCCTGCCCAGGGTGGCCGGGGACCGGCGGCCAGGCGGGATCATCGGCCGGGTAGGCGGGCTGCTGGCAGCGGACAGCACCTCGAATGCGATAACCCCGAAGGAGTCCAGCGGGTAAGTGAAGGTAAATGTCGCGGTGCCGCCGGGCGATGCCAGGGTGGCCCCGGAGACGTTGCCCGCTCCCGAGCTGTTGTTCTGGTCGGCCTCAGCTCTCTCAGTGCCCGCGCTCCAGGTCATGCCGCCGGACCCGAACGCGACGAACGCCAGGCACAGCCCGCCCACGGTCGTGCCGGTTACAGTGGGCGATCCCGTGGTGGTGTTGGCGTTGAAGCTCGGGGACAGGGTGCCCTCTGCCCCGCCTCCGGTCACCGAGATGGACACGCCGCCCAGAGCGCTGGTGGTGCCGCTCGCGCTGACCGAGATGGTGAACGCAGACCCAGTAGGCGGGTTGGCGAGCCTGAAGACCTTGACGAACCCGGACGCGCCGGTCAGCACGGTAGCGGAGACGCTCTGCCCTGGGCTCAGGGCAGTCATCGAGATCCCGTTGTAAGTCGCGGTGACCGTGTGACCGCTGTCGGCGTCGGCGTTCCCGATGTTGACGCCGACATACAGGGCGGAAGCGCCAGCCCCGCAGGTATGTGTCCAGGTGGCCGCTACGCCGCTGCCCGCGAATGTCGAGGACGATACCGCGAAGGCGTCGAAGGCGACCATGCGTTCTCACCGCCCTCCTGGCGGGCGGTTAATTGCTCAGCTCGGCCCAGAAGTCAGTGATGGTGACCGAGGGCGTGCCGGTCACGCTGGACAGGGTGATCCCTACGTCTAGCTGGTTGTTGATCTGCGTGTTCAGCGTGCTGACCGTGCGCAGCGCCGCCGTGATCGGGAACGGGAGTACCACGAAGGCTGCCGCCAGCCCGCCTGCCGCGCCGAACCCGTGGAAGACCTTGCCCTGCCCGTGGATCACCCCGTTGGCTGAAACGCCCGTGCTCACCGCCCGGATGGTGCCGTCATACTCCAGGATGAACGGCCAGGCAGTGGCCGCGACGTTGATGGCCAGCGCGGATGACGCGGCCAGCACGACCGTCTCCGACGCCACCGCGCTCCCGACCGCGCCCATGCGGAAGTCCAGGACGACAGTTGGCGTGGCTGAGGTGGACGTGACCTCGCCCGTGGCCCGGATGCTCAGCCGCGCCCCGTCGCCGTAGATCCCGCCGGGCAGGACGGGGACCGGAGCGCCGAGCAGCCCCGAGGTGAGCGCAGCGGCGGTGACCGCCGTGCCCGCCACATTCGGCTGGGGCAGGAGCGGGAACCGCCAGAGCTGGCCCATTAGTTGGTGTCGCCCCAGACGAGCAGGTAACCGGCGTCGTTCGCCAGCCCGGCTGGCATGGTGACGGTGGTCCCGCTGACCGTGCAGACAGCGGTCCCGGCGATGGTGGTGGCCAGCATCGTGGCCTGCTTGACCAGCTGGAAGTCCTGGGCGACCCCGGCCGGGCCGAGGTCCACCGTGTCACCCGCCGTGACCTTGCTGATCCTGTAGAGCACCGTCCGGTCGGGGGCGTCATTGGTGTAGACCGCCCGCAGCTGGGCTGCTGTGATGGCTGCCATCAGGTCACCGTGCCAGCGCCGGACGGGAAGCCGAAGCTGATCGTCTCGGTGGCGGTCCAGGTCTGCCCGGCGGCCTTGGTGCCCTGGGCGCTGACGCCGTGGTTGAAGAAGATGCCGCCCGTGGTGGCGTTGGACACCGAGTCGGCGTTGCCGTTGTCGGTGCCGAACTCAGCCCAGACGAAGTTGGCCACCGCCGTGCCGAAGATCGAGACGAAGGTCAGCGTGGCCGGGCTGGCAGCGGTCTGGATCGTGGGTGCGCCGGACACCAGCTTGAAGTAGCTGGTGGTGCTGGCTGCGCCCGTGTCGCCGGTCAGCGTGGTGTTGGCGTAGGCCGCCGCCGTGGCCGACGTGCCGACCCCGATCCGGCCCTGCGTGGCGCTGAACTTGTTGGTGATCGAGGTGCCCGCGATCGAGCCGAGCAGCGCGACCATCCCGGCGATGCAGACCAGGTTGCAGTTCTCGTCGTGGGTGACCAGGTAGGGCTTGACGCCGTAGTAGGCGAACTGCCTGGGCGGGATGTCGTGCCAGGGTGGCGCTCCGAAGTCCTTCTGCACATGGCGCAGGGTCCAGGCGGTCTGCTCTTCGTCCCACCGTTCCACGTGGAACGAGGTCTGGATGGTGAGGAACTCCCGCATGCCGGTCTCCGCGTCCACGCGGAGGTGCTCGGACGCTCCCGTGAACTCAGCTCCCGGCCCGAGAGGCGTGTCTGAATAGCTCATTGCTCTCCTACGTTGCTGCCGCTAGCTGCTGGAACTCATAGGTGACGGCGATCGATCCGCCCTCGTCCAGGCCGATGAGGCCGGTCTGGGTGCCGTCCGTGACCTGCTTCATCTGGAGCGTCTGGGTGGTGCCGCGCAGCCCCGGCGGGATGGCCACGCTGAAGGCCCCGGTGATGCCGTGCCGCCACTGGCCGGTGGCCGACGGGATCGAGACGATCGTGGTCGGCATGGACAGGTTGGGCGCGGTGACCGACGCGCCGAACACGGGGTTGACGAAGCCACGGGCGAAGCCGGACGCCCAGAGCACGTCGTTGATCTCCCAGTTCATGACCATCGTGGTAGCCCAGAGCGGGATGGGCACCTGGAAGTTGAACACGGCGGGCCAGGCCACGCCGGTCGTGCCGACGGTCCAGCTGTTCAGCGAGCCAGGCCCGGTGGCCGCCAGCATCTGCATGATCCGCTGCGGGTTGGCCACCTGGCGCAGGTCGTGGATCATCGCGTTGGTGATGGCCGAGGTCGAGACGGGGATGTCGATCCGGGCCAGGGCGATGGCGCTGATGCCGCCGGGCGGGACGGTCGCGGACCCGGACACGCCGCTGATGACGCGGGGGAACAGGATCTGGCCCGAGGCCGGGTTGCCCCAGGGGCTGCCAGCCCAGGTGGGGTCCTCGGCGCGCACCACGATCATGTCCGAGCGGATCGTGCCGCCGGTCGCGGCGATGGTCAGGGACGTGTCGTTGCCGACGTTGTAGCCGTAGTAGCTGCCCTGGAACGGCGTCTCCGCGCCGAAGACCACGACCGCGCCGGGGTTGATGATGATGCCCGCGCTCGGCGCTCCGGTCTGGGTGACGATGCAGTCAAGGTGGCTGACCACGCCCTGGCTGGACAGGGTGGCGCTCTGGAGCATGAGCCGCAGGAAGTTGCCGCTCTCGCTGTTGCCGTCTACCGCGTAGGCGGCGGTCTGGAAGGTCATGCCGAGCCCCCGATCGACAGCGCGGCATTGCGCCACTGCACCGTGCACGTCGAGTTGCCGGTGAAGTCCTGTCCGCTGAATCGCACGAGGGTGGCTCCTGGCTGGATCTGTAGTCCGATCATCGGGTTGCCGGTGAGCAGCCCGGCTACGCTGGTGATCCCGTTCAGCATCGCAGTTCTCGCCCAGGGACGGGTGTCTATCGTCAGCGTGTCGGTGTTGCCGAGTATCCCGTTGTAGCCGATCGTGACCGGCGTGTTCACGAAGCTGAAGGCGGGGTAGCTGACCGGCCCGGCGAATATGATCACCGGCCAGGTCGGCAGCGTGCCGGTGTTGGTGATGACGTTCTGCTGGAAATTAGCTGAGCTGGCCAGCTGGTACGGCGGGATGAGCGGCGGGGTCAGCGTGCCCCGGAAGCTGGGCTTCTGGGTCAGGATGATGCTCTGCTGCACGTCGCTGTACCACGTGTTGTCAGCGCACTGGAACTGGCTGGTGAAGGGCACCTGCCCGGTGTAGACCAGTCCGAGTGTCGGCATGATCTTCCGGCCCCGGCCGTAGCAGCGCCGGGTCACCAGCGAACCGGGGTAGAAGGCCCGCAGCACCTGGACCGGCCCGTTCGCAAACCGCACAACGGGATCGTTCCAGATAGCGGCCAGCGCCGAGTAGGCGTCGAGCGCGTTGACCACGGGCACCGGGCTGTACGCGAAGCCGGTCTGGGTGATCACCATGCCAGGCAGCGTGTCCACGCCGAACAGCGTGCCGTCGTGGCCGACCACGGCCTGGTCCTGGACGGTAAGCGAGCCGGTGTCCGTGCTGGTGCTCTGGATCTGGATCGAGTTGGCCCCGCGCCCGAAGACGAAGGCGCTCGCGTCTCCGCTGGGCAGGTTCTTGCCGATCGAGTATTGCCCGGCGCTCAGTGTCGGGTCAGCCACCTGGCATCACCCCTGTCCAGCCCTGCTGCTGTGCCACCCTCAGCCTAAAGCTCAGCTCGGCAAATGCCTGGGCGAGCGTGCCCCCCTCAGGCAGCATGATGTTCAGCACGTTGGCCAGCTGGCCTGCGGGAGCCGAGCCGCCCGGCCCGGCTGGCGTGACCCACTCCTGGCCCTTCTCCCCGAAGGTGTACTGCGTGCCCGACGCACCGAACCCGATGACCGGCTCGCGGATCAGGCCGCCCTTGGCGAAGCCACGGCGACCGCCAGCCCCTAGCAGGCCCCGCGCTACCGGGTCCGAGGCCCACGGGCCGTAGCCAGATGAGCTGAACAGGCTGATGGCCGCGCGGGTGTTGTTGGCCGCGTTGAGCAGGTTGCCGAAGGCCCCGTTCTGCCGGATGCCGCTGGTCGGCGTGATCTGGTACAGGCCCCAGCCGGTGAGGCCGGGGGGCTGGCCCTGCTGCACCGCGCCGGGCCGGTCACCGGACTCGGCCATGGCGATGGCCGCCATGTTGTTGGCAGCCCAGCCAGGCCCGCCGAGCTGGCTCCACAGCGCCGCGATGGCCCTGGCGGACATGGTGCCCGCCGTCGCGCCGCCGCCCCTGGCCGTGCCCAGCCCGCCGGGCGGGACGCCGGTCCACAGCAGCGGCATCGCGTGCAGGTTCATCAGCTGCGGACCCATGCCGCCGCCCTGGCTGATGACGCGCATGGCGTCCCGCACGATCGCCACATGCCCAGGGTCAGCCCCGCCCGCCGGACTGTGATAAAAGGCGAGACCACCAGGGACAGGCGGGCTCCTGTGAACCCATGAGCCCTGTGCTTCTGATGTGCGTGGTGCGTTAATACCGAAGTGGTGGTAAATCGCTTGCGTAAATCCTGAACAGTCCGCACCACCAGGAACAGCAGTCCCACCCCACACATAGGGTATCTTGCCGATGAACTGCATGGCGTAGTCGGCTATGGCCGACCCGCTGGCCCCGCCCAGGCCCTGCCCGCTGAGCCACTGGGCCAGGTCGGTGATGATGATCTTGGGCAGCTGGGTCAGCAGGTTCCCGAATGCGCCACCGGCCCCGCCGTTGCCCAGGTGGTTGGCCAGTCCGGTGAGCGCCTTGGACACCATGGTGAGAGTCGCGCCGGGGTTGGACGTGGGGCTCAGGATCTCGGACACGATCCGGGGCACGTTGAGCGCGGCGTGCAGGATGTCACCGAGACTCGGCCCGCCGACGGGGTTCACGCCCGAGCCGAAGCGCGCCTGGGCTGGCGTGACGCCGGGCGGGTTCTGGCCGACCTTGCCGCCCTTGGCGTAGCCGGGGACGCCGATCGTGGCGAGCAGCGGGGCCAGCAGGCTGCTGTGCGCGGCCGAGAGCACCGTCTCGTCCTTGCTGGCCCGGATCAGCACGTCATCAGCGGTCGGGCCGGTGCCCACGGTGATCTTGCCGCCAGCCGCGAAGTTGCGGATGTACGGCGGCCTCGGGATGGGCGCTCCCAGGTGCAGCGCGCTGGTGATGGTGTCGAACCCGTTGGCCACAGCGCCCAGCACGGTGTTGACCACGAACTTGACCGGGCCTGAGACGACGCTCTTGACGCCATTCCAGAACCGCCCGATGTTGGTGGCGGCGGTCTGGAACCAGCCGGGCACGGTCTTGGTGAAGAAATTGGATACGTCGGTCCCGAATACCTGGTGGAACCAGTTGATCAGGTCACGGAACCCGCCCTTTACCGGGTTTATCAGCCGGTTGATCGTGGCGTGGTAGAAGGAGTCCCAGACGTTAGGTATGGTCCGGGTGAAGAAATTGGAGATATCGGTGCCGAATACCTGGTGCAGCCAGCCCCAGAATGAGCTTGCTACCTTCTGTATCTCACCCCAGATAGCCTTCCAGTGCTTGGCCAGCTCGATGACGCCCAGGGCGATCAGGCCGACCGGGCCGAGCAGCGGCAGCAGGAACTTGCCGAACCCGTCCCAGATGAAGTGCCACGCATCAGCCGCGAGCTGCTTGATCTCGCCCCAGACGGCTTTCCAGTGCTTGACCAGCTCGAAGATCCCGATGGCCAGCGCCGCGATGGCGATGATGATCAGCCCGATCGGGTTGGCGGCCAGCGCGGCGTTCAGAATCCACTGGACGGCGGCCCACAGCTTGACCGCGCCCCAGATCGCCAGGAGGCCGACGACGATGCCCTTCAGCACGTCCGGCGGGATGGCGTTGATCAGGCTGGTCAGCCCGCTAGCCAGGTCCTGGATAACCGAGACCACGGCGGTCGTGAAGAGGCCGACGAACGTGAGCAGCAGCGGCAGGATGACGGGCAGCACGGAAGCGATGGCCTGGAGGGCCACGGTAGCCAGCTGGGTCAGCGGCGGCAGGATGGCCAGCACGGCGCTGACCAGGGCGTTAATCAGGATGCCCGACAGCGCCGAGATGAACTTGATGATAGGCGGCAGCAGCGGGGTAAGTCCGTGGAGAAGGGCCGTGATCAGCCTGGCCAGCGGCTTGACCAGCGCCTCCAGGGCGTCCCCCAGGATGGCGAAGACGCCGCTGTTCTCCATCACGGTGAAGATCCCGGACAGCGCCGTGGCGAAGGCAGACAGGCTCGGGGCGACCGCGATCAGCAGCTGGGCGACGGCGGTAAAGGCAGCTACCAAGTCAGTGAGAATGGCACCGGCAAGGGATGCGATCAGCTTTCCGATAATGGTCAGGAATGGCAGCAGGGACTTAATGACGGCGGCAAAGGTGACGAATACGGGAGCCAGGGCGTTAGCAAATATGGCTGCCAGTTTCCCGATTATGGGGAATAGCGCCGCTACCACGTCGAGAAGGGCCTTGAGAATAGCCGAGGCTGGCTTGATGACCGGGGCGAACTCAGTCAGCATGGTGCCCAGGTCCTTGCCGATGGTGGCCATGACCTGGGCGAAGACGTTCAGGGCGGGACCGGCTGCCTTCAGCAGCGAGATCAGGCCGGGTAGCAGCCCGGTGACCAGCCCGCCCAGGCCCTTGACCAGCGGGGCGATCAGCGGTGCGGTCGCCCGGAACGCCTGCCCGAGCAGTGGCAGCAGGGTCTGGGCCACGCTGGTCACGCTGGTCAGAAGCGGCTGGATCAGGGTGCCTGCCCCGGCGAACGCCTGCTTCAGCTCGGGGGTGATCGACCGCATCAGGCTCGGGATTCGCTTCAGCGCCGCCATCAGCGGGGTCAGCATGCCCTCGGCCCCGGCCATCAGCCCGGCCTTGAGAGCCGCCCCGGCGGCCTGTGCCTCGGCGTACGCCGGTCCCTGGGTGGCGGGCTGGCCCTTGACGTTCTTGGTCCCGATGAGCGTCTTGGCCCCGAGTGCGGCGAACCCGAGCCCGGCCCCGGCGGTGACCGCCGCGCCGCCGATCGCGCCGACGGCGGGCAGCGCCCCGAGCGCCGCGCCGCCGAGGCCGAGGATGGTGGCGGCCCGCGTGCCGATCCCGAGGACGCCAGGCCCGATGCCCTTGAACAGCCCGGTGCCCAGGCCCTGGTTCTGGTTGCCCCCGCCGCCCCGGCTGGCCGCCCTGGCGATGGCCGCCGTGCCGACCGGGCCGATGCCGCCGCCACCGCCCCCGCCACCGCCGCCTGCGCGCTGCTGAGCGGCCTGCTGAGCCGGTGCGGACGCGGGGGTAGGAGCGTTGACTACCTTGCCGAGCAGCCCGCTGCTGGCGGCCTGCTGAGGGCTCGGGGAGCCGCTGACCGGATGCGGGCTGAACATCGCGTTGAGCGAGCCGAGCACGGAACCCTGCGGGCTGGACCGCAGCCGGGAGGCCGCGTCACGGGAGATCTGGTTATCCAGCTGCGCGAACATGGACCGTGCCCGGCCCAGGCTGGCATTATCGAACACCGCCGAGATGCGGACCTTGTGATCCTGGCGCTCGAACGCCTTGACCCGTTCCTCAGCCTGGGTCAGCTTGCGGTCGAACAGGGACATCTCGACATCAAGATGTGCCTGGATGGCACCCGCATCGAACATCAGGCACCACCCTTCTTCGACCTGTCTGCCTCCAGCTCGGCCCGCATCGCGGTCAGGTCCAGCACGTCCGCGCCCATGTCCACGTTCTCGCGGACCTTCGGCCCGGCCATGCCCGGCGTCAGCTCCGTGTTCTCTTCGCGGAAGCTGAAGGGCACGCTCTCATCTTCCGCCAGCCCGTCCAGGTAGCACTTCTGCACGTCCCATGCCAGCTCATCCCACTCGGCCAGCGAGAGGGACAGGTAGCGGCGGATGATGTACCCGATTACCCGGCGCGTGCGCCACGCAGATTCGTCACCTGCGCGTTCCCACCGCCGGTCACGGCTTCCGGGGCCATCACCTCTTGCTGGAGCCAGTTGAAGAAGACAGTGCGGATGCGCATCGGCAGCTGGCCGATCTGCTCAGCCGTGGGCGTGTCCGAGCACAGCTCCGCGTACACCTCGTTCAGCTTGTTCATGGCCCTGATCTGGATCTCGGGGTCCAGGTCGTCCAGGGCACCCAGCATCGACACCGGGTCCTCCAGGTCCACGCCCTCGGGCAGGTCCTTCTGGGCTGCCTGGAACGTGTCCTTGACCCCGGCCATGAACGCCGCGATCTGCCGGTCAGTCGGCTCCGGGATGGTGCCGTGCGCCTGGACGAAGGGCCTCAGGTCGAAGTCGAGCGCCTCTACGACGCCCTCAGCCTTGAATCCTGCCACTTGCTGCTCCTAGCTCGTGGCGATGGCCGTGAGGTCAGTCCACGTGATCTGGTTGAACGGGCAGACGGCGTTGAGCGTGAGCGGGTACAGCCTCTGCTGGGCTGCGCGCCGGTACGCCGTCTGGACCTGCCCGGCGGACACCACGGTGGGGATCGAGAGCACGCGGGCGAAGCCGAGCTGGTTCTTGCCGACGAGCGCCACGGCCACCTGCTGGAAGTTGGTGCTCAGCGTGAGCACCGACTTGCCGGGCTGGCCAGCGCCCGCCGGGGTGACCGCGACCGAGCCGCCGTTGCCCCAGGCAAGGTTGACGTTGGTCAGCGTCTCTTCCGACAGTGAGCAGGTCACCTGGAGGGTGGCGGTGCTGACCGCCACGCCGACCGGCGTCGGCTGCTCTTCAATCGTCAGGTCCTGGGTGGTCGGGTTGAACGTGACGGTGACGCCAGCCTCGGTGGCTCCCACGTAGGCCCAGCCGAGGCCGGTCCAGGACGAGCCGACGCCCAGGTTCTGGTCAGACGGCACCGCCGTGCCGACGATCGCCGTGAACAGGATGCCGATCCCGAACAGGACGTTGGTCGTGGTGTAGTTCGGGGGCGAGTAGACAAGCGGCGGGCCAGCCATCTAGATCACGTCTCTTCCTGGGTGAGCTTCACACCCGAGTCACTGGCCGCCTCCATCATCGCCTGCACGGCACGGGCGGGCACTTCGGTGTAGTCCTCGCCCACCTCAAGGCCGTTGTGGACGAAGGCGATATGCGGTGCTTCCACCTTCAGGCGGATTGTCTCGCCAGCTGCCGCCTGGGCGCGGACGCTGGCCAGCTCGCTCTCCAGCCTGGCTGCCCTGGCGGACAGGTCCTCGTCAGCCGCAGGCTCGGCGCTGGTGCCCAGGGCCGCGCTGTCGGCCTGGTCGTCCTGGGTCTCGCCTACCATCCGGGCTGCGAGCGTGTCCGTGGCACCGGCCTCTTCCGGTCCCGCGTAGCCGGGCTGACCTGGCTCTGTCATGTCTCAGATCCTCTCACGGCTGAACGGGAATGAGCGTGAAGGCGCGGACCACCAGGTTGGTGGTCGTGGTGAAGTCGATGAGGACGCAGCCCACGTCAGCGGCCACGACGGCCTGGCTGTTGAGCGCACCAGCCCACGTCTGCCCGGAGACGCCCTGGATGTTGTAGGTGGCCGGGGACCACGGACCCAGCCAGCCCGAAGACGTGACGCCGAGGGTGGCCTGGATGGTCGTGCCCGGCGCGTACGTCCCGGTGTTGCCAACCGGGTCTCCGATCAGCACCTGGGAGACGCCAGCCCCGGCAGCGCCGCTGGCCCAGTACAGCACCACCTGGCCGTTGTTCGGGATGCGGATCGCACCGGAGATGTTCGGCCAGGCGGTGATCGCGCTCGGGCTGCCCGCGTCGTAGCCGGGCGTGGCCGCTAGCGGGAACACGCTGGTCAGCGGCTGGCTGTTGAGCGGGATCGGCAGCAGCGTCACGCGGGGCTGGGGGAACGCCATGTCAGACTCCTGTAACGATAATGTAACTGCACGTGAACTCGTGCCTGAGGTCCCCTGGATCGACGGGCAGCGGGGTCGGGCCGTTGGTAGCCCTGTAGGCATTGCTGATCTGTACGCCATCGACCAGCACCGGGAACGGGGCTCGCAGGATCAGGTCATCCAGGAACTGGGCCGTGGCCTCAGGCTCGAACGGGTCGTCCTGCGGCCCGCGTACCCGCACCTGGAACATGCTGGCGTCTACCACGCCCTCGTCCGCCAGGTAGCCAGGCCCGCCGCCGCCCGTGATGAACACCGAGCGGTCGGGCTCGTCCAGGATCTGCGGCCCGGCGAACAGCGGGTAGCCGACCTCCTGGGTCGCGTCCCAGCCAAGGGACCTGATCCAGTCGATGATCAGCTGCGTCTGGGCTACCTGGAGGACGGGCATGTCAGCGGCCCCTCAGGTGCGGCGGGGGCTCCTGCTTGTTCATGACGTGCCACCAGATCCACCCGATCAGCTCGGGCGGCAGGTGCCGCAGCCGGGCCTTGGCCCGCAGCTCGGCGTCCGTCAGCCGGTGCTGCTTGGGCTGGCGGTCGTAGATGCTGCGGACCCCCACGTGCACCTCGGGGTGCCCGGAGCGGAGCAGGTCACCGAACTCGCGCGGCGCGTTGGCCTCGACCTGATCGCTCAGGTCCTCCATCGCGTTCTCCATCGCCCGGTGGCCGCCGTCGCGCAGCACGTCACGGGCGTACTGCGCCAGGTAGTCGTCGTAGTTCTCGTACAGCGGGGCCTGGAGATACTGCGCCCGGCCGCCGCGCGGGTGCCGCAGCTCCAGGTGCTCGTGCTGGTAGTGGGCGTAGACCTGATCCACGGTGACGGTGCCGTGCAGGTTCCCCTCGCGGCTGCCGGTCTTCCGGCGCAGCTCGGCTACCTGCTCGCTGAAGCTCTTCATGGCATCCAGCTCTGCCCGGACCAGTCCAGCCCGCGCGGGGACCACAGCCCAGCCGGGGTGTCGGACTCCAGGTAGCCGTCCTGGCCCACGCGGGTGTTGCTGTCGCTGCCGTTGAAGATGGGCGGGATGCGGTTGACCACGTGGGCCATCTCCGCGCCGACGCCAGCCCCTGCTACCGCCGGGTCCAGCCTGATCTCTCCCGAGCGCACCGCGTCCAGGATCTTCTGCGCGTTCTGGTACGCGATGAAGGCCGGGTGTGTCGCGGGTATGGCCTTGGACTTGAGGTAGTTCTTCCAGGCCCAGAAAGCGGCCAGGTCCAGGCACAGGTCGTGGAAGATGTCCGGCGGCACCGCCTGCGGCACGCTGGAGTCGTAGACCGCCCCGGCGTAGACGCTGATCCGGCTGCTTGCGGTAGCAAGAGCCTGGTTGAGCTGGAGGTCGCTCAGCTGCGCGGGCGTGCCGACCCCGCTGTCCGTGCCGGACAGCACCTCGCGCAGGTCAGCCAGGGTGGCATACAGGACCGTCATGGCACCGCGCAGGCAAGCAGCCAGGCCGCGAAGCCGCCGAACCCCCAGGCCCACGCCGGGCCGTGGAAGATGCCGCCGACGATGAGCGCGGCGATGGCGAAGCACACGAAGCCGAGGAAGCAGATGAACCGTGACAGGAACCACGGGGACCGTGCCACGTAGCCGGACTGTCCCTGGTAGCCGGGCTGGCCTGGAGCTGCCATCAGCCTGTCCCTCCGAACGACTGGGCCTCGCTTGGGTCATTGTCCGTGGTCGTGAGCGAAGTCAGGTTGGAGACGCCGTAGGCGGCCTCCAGCGTGCTACCGGCCGGTACGTCCACGATGGTCCCGCCCGTGACGGGGAAGTTGCCGCCATCCCAGTTCACGATGATGTCCTTGTTGACCACGCGCGGGTTGGCGGCCATCAGTTGCTCACCCCTGCTCCGAATCCGGTCAGCCCGCCCTCGGCGTGCGCCGGGTAAGGCAGGAGCGTCTGCGGGTTGTACCCGGCCAGCTCGGCCAGGGTGTTGTAACTGGCATAGACCGGCGCGTAGATGCTGGGCATCGGCGCGGTCCAGGCCCAGGTCGGTGCAGCCGAGTAGACCAGCGTGATCGAGCCGCCAGGCGGCAGCATCACCGAGCTGGGGCTGGCGATGGCGGTGCCGCTCCGTCCGTCGGCCAGCGCGGTCCAGACCCAGGTAGGCGCAACCGAGTAGGTGATGGCGATCGTGCTGCCCGCCGGGACCACCAGGACACCTGCGGTCAGGCCCGAGGACACGCCGCCGACCGAGATGACGGTGACCGTACCGGCGGTCACGGTGACCGCGACGGGGAACGGGTTGGTGTTGCTGGCGGCCACCGTGCTGGCCGGGACAGCTGGCGTGGCGACCACGGGAGCGAGCGGCGGGGCAACCAGGATGCCGGTGACCGTGCCGCCGGTCACCGTGACGTTGACGAACTGCCCGTTGCTGTTGGGCGCAGCTACCGTGGTGGCCGGTACTGCCGGGGTTACAACGGTCATCCTGGCTCCTAGTTTGCGAGGGCTGCGTGCCCTACGTCATCGACACCCTGGGTGAACAGGCGCAGGTTGCCAGCCCCGATCGCCGTGAACAGCGGCCCGGCGGGGTCCAGCACGATGGCCGTGCCCGAGATGAACGTGGTGGGCCACAGGTAGCCAGCCTGGCCTACTGCCGTAGCCGCGTTGCCGAGCCCGGCGAGCCCGCCGCTTCCCTGCTCGCCCGCAACCGCCGTGGCCAGCGTCCCGGCGGCCACGGTGACGGTGGAGGTGAGCACATAGCGGTTCAGCGCCATCAGAACCCCCAGCCCGGATTGCCGGGCACCAGCTGCTCGCCTGCCGCGCTGAAGGACGGGTTGACGGCCAGCTGGCCGAAGGTGACGCTGTTCGCGTGCGCCCTGGCGAAGCCGCCCGCGACCGGGATGTTGGTAGCCGTGCCGGTGGTGGTCACCACGACCACCTCAGCCAGCGCGCCCACGTCGTAGAGCAGGCGCATGCCTGCGGTGAAGCTCGCGCCGCCCGAGGCGACGGTGATCGCCAGCGTGGTAGCCGGGGTGACCACCGCAGCTGTGGCGGTGCCCGTCGGGGCCACCGCCGTGAAGGTGAACTGCCACTCGCACCCGGAGCAGCGGTACAGGACGCCGCCCGCGCTCACGTCGATGAACGACCGCAGCGCCTTGCATCGCGGGCAGAGTGCCAGCGAGTTGACGGGGATCGTGGCAACCATGTGCTACCTGCCTGCCTGGGCTCGCTGGCGGACGCGGCTCGGGATGATGTCCTCGGCGTCCACCTGGCGAGCGCCAGCCCCCGGATCGCCGTCCCAGTTCTCGCTGCCCGGCTGCGGCTCCTGGCCCTCGGGCACCTCGCGGTACTCCACGGCTGAGCTGCCCGGCGGGTCCGGTCGCGCGAAGTCCGTCCCCGGCGGGGGAGGGGGCGGCGCATGCAGCGCGCCGGACACCGCCTTGGGCGGGACGCGGCGCAGCGGCTCGCTGGTCGATCCGGGTCCGGTGGCCGGGCGGATCACCGCGATCCGGCGTCCGTCCCTGACGCCGTGCCGCATGTACGTCGCGGCCTCGGCCTCGGTCAGGTGCACCGTCTCGCCCGCCAGCACCAGGTCCGTGTTCTTCTCCGGGTCTCCCCGGCGCGGCACGGACAGCGGGATCAGGGCGATGTAGGGGTCACCGATGCGGACAGCGGGGGCCATGCCCGCGCTGGCCCGCGCGAGCAGGTCGTCCAGCGTCTTCTGCTCGCTGGCGGTGAGCGGCCGGGTTTCCTCGGCAGCCTTGGGCTGGGCGGGCATCAGACTCCAGAGAGCAGGCAGATGGCCAGCGGCTGGTCGAGGCCGATGGCGGAAGCCCGCTGGGTGTCGGAGCGCCAGGTCTTCCTGGGCTCGTCACGGTAGAGGGGACCGGCGACGTAGGGCAGCTCGTCCGCGAAGAACCCGGCGCGCTGGCGCTGCATGACGATCGCGTTGCCAGCCGGGACCTGGCGGCTGACCAGCACGTCCAGGTTGAAGATCTTCTGCGGGAGCTTGCCGGTGTAGAGCAGGTTCTCGCTGGCGATGTCACCGATGTACGGCGCGGCGAACGTGCTGCTCTGGAGCAGCGTGTTCTTGGTGCCGTGGTTGATGATCAGCGTGTCGGCCTCGAAGCCGAGCCACTGCGTGACCCCGGACGGGCTGACGATGTTGGCGTTCTCGATGAGGAAGCACGCCTGGGCCAGGTCAGCCCGGATGGTGGCCGCAGCCGACGCCCAGGTGTTGCTCACCGCGAGCGTCTGGATGCTGGAGTTGGCCACCACCGCCGAGTAGAAGGCGGTGTTCCAGCTGTAGACCATGGTGTTCTTGACCTGCATGAGCTGCCGGGTCACCGGGTCTACCGCCTGGCGGCGGCGCATCTCGTCCGAGAGCATGATGGCCATCGCGCGCTCGTGCGTGAAGACCACTCGCGGGATGCCGATGCTCGTCGGCACGACGGGCACCTCACCGAACTCTGGCCGGATCTCGGGGTAGTCATCCGCGTACAGCGGCGTGCTCTCCGAGTACCTGACTGCACCACTTGGTGCAGCCCCGCCCATGCGCAGCACCGAGTCCATCACGAACTCGTTCTGGGTCATGTCGAGGATGAGAGCAGGAATGACCAGGGGGTCCTTCAGCAGCTCATTGACGGTAATGCGCGGTGCATCGCTGTAGCCGCGAGTCCCTACCGGCATCGGTCACTCCTTTGTTGTTCAGGTCAGACGGTGAGTCGGACGCGGCCGAGGAAGAAGGATGCCGCGCCCTGGCCGCCGATCTGCTGGGTGAGCATGGCCGCAGCCACGCCTCCGGGGTGCGTGCACTTGCCGACGATCTGGTCCGTCGCGGGGGCGACACCGCCTGTGATGAGCGTGCCGTTGGCCGCTGCGATGACCAGCTGGCCCTGCGGCACCGCGCCCGAGAACCAGGCCCAGATGTCCGTGTGGCCGTAGTAGACGGACACGTAGTCGGTCAGCACGCTGATGTCGATCAGCGGCTGGCCGTAGGCGTTCGCCGCTCCGGTCTGGGTGGCGATGACGTTGGCGTCGTTGCCCGCGATGCCGAGCGCGAACTTGGACGCCGCCGTGCACGGCTTGACCGTGAGGTCCGTGGTGGGGTTGGTCACCGTAGTGAACTCAACGAGCTGTCCGCCGTAGATCAGCGTGCTGACCTGGAAGTTGGCAGGACCCATCTTGTAGTGCGGAAGGACTGCACTCATCCGACTATCTCTCTTTCCGGGTTGCTAGCTGCCGTTCGATACGGCGAAGCCGAGTCCGAGCTGGTCGTGCATGGTGGTAGTGGCCACGGCCCGCAGGTTGCCCGCGCCGAGCGCGGTTACCTCGGCCGCGCTCAGCTCCAGCACCTGCTTGACGAAGACCACTTTGGCCGGGTGCTGGTAGTCGGTCGCCGCGATGGTGACCGGGACGGTTACGACGAATCGTGACATCTACGACAGGCCCATCTGCTGCTTGGCCCGCGCGATCACGTCGGCGCGCGAGGTCTCCGCAGCGGTGGCCTGGGCGTCCTCGGGGCCTTCCATCGCGGAGCCCAGCTCCACGCCGAGGTCGAGCATCTGCGCCATCTTGGCGTACTCGCTCAGCACCCGGCGCATGACCTGGCCGGCGTCCACCCGCGTGCCGCCGGTCAGCTCGATCACGTGCCCGGAGCCCTGGAGCAGCGGCCGGGCCAGCTCGGTGATGTACGGCGGGATGCCGAGGTCAGCCAGGCTGCGCTTCTCGCCCTCGAACTTCTGGGCATCGAACTGGACCTGGAAGACACCCAGCTGGCGCTCGGTCTCGTCGGCGCGGGCGTTGGCCAGGTCGATGGCCATCTGGGCCTGGTTGGTCAGGCCGGTGGCGGCAGCGCCAGCCCCGGTCTCGGCCAGGAACTCGCTCTCCAGGTCGGCCAGGTCCTCGTCGCTCATCGCCTCGATGAGGTCGGCCAGCTCCTGGTCGGTCAGCTCGTTGTCGGGCTGGCCGCCGGTGCCGTTGGTGCCGCTGGCCGGGGGAGCTGGCGGTGCCGTGCCGAGCAGCTTGTCCAGGGCAGCCGCGTCCAGGTTGAGCAGCCTGGTCAGGTTGGCCTGCTGCTGGGCGTTCAGTTCGGGCATGGTGTCTTCCTCCCCAGCAAAGCTGGCTCCGGTGAGATCGATGACAAGAGACGGCGTGTTGGCCGCCTCGATGGTCTGCCACGCGCCCAGACCGGGGATGCGCGGGTCCAGCGTGCCGAGGACGTGCTGCACGGCGGCGGGGTAGAACTTACCGTCTGACCTGGCATAATTCTCGACAATCCTGGCCGACACCCCCAAATACGGGTTCTCCCTCAGCACCTGCTCGCCGCGCTCGGTGGGCTGGAGGTACAGCCAGAGGCCGTCATCCTCGGAGCGGAGGTCCGTGATGGTGCCCCTGTGACGCTCGGGATCGTTGGTGTGCGTGTTCTTCGCGTCGGCTAGCTGGAAGGACACCTGGTCGTAGGCGCGGTCGCGGAACGCCTGCGCCAGGCTGTCGTTGTAGTCCTTGCTGAAGTGCAGCATGCGGCCCTGGTACTCCACGTCATCGACGGGCAGCACGCGCTTCTTCCAGAGCCGGTTGCCCAGCTCGATCGCGTTGCCCCGGAAGAACGGGGTCAGGACCGCAGCGGTATCCATGGCTACTTCCCGAAGTTGTCGGCCCGCTTGGCGAAGGCGTGCGCCTTCTCGGGCGGCCAGCCCTTGGCCCGCAGCTTCTTGTGCACGCTCTTGCCCTTGGGACCGAGGTCCTTGGGCGTGTCGTCATCCTCGTCATTGTCGTCGTCCGAGCTGCCTGAGCTGGTGACGCGAGCACCGTTCGATGAGCTGGAGTTCGGGAAGGCGAACGTGCGGATGGCCGGGACGCCGAAGTGCTCCATCAGCGGGGTCTGGACGGCGGGCGGCTGGAGTCCGGGGGACTCAGCTGGCCTGGCCAGGCTGGCCGTGCCCTTGTTCCAGGTGGCGAGCAGCTCGCCCAGCGCGCCGCGCTGGTGCGTGTGCGGGCTCAGCTCCTTGCCCTCGTAGACGGCCTGCCAGCCCTGGTCCCCCTGCCGGATCTCCCCGATCATCCCGCCGCCCCGGCGGTGCCGGATCGAGGCGGTGCCCTGCGGCGTGCGGCTGACCAGCACGTCATTCGGGCTGGCAACCGGGTAGCGCGGGGTAGCCATGTCAAGCTGCGTTGACAGGCTGACCGTCTCGGCACGGTAGCCGCACCGGGGACAGGCACCCGGCGCGGGGCTGTTGCCGTCGCCCGCGAACTCCATCACGCCCTGGCCGCGAGCACGGCTGGCGATGAAGGCGGCGAGTTCAGCTGGGTTCGCTGCCCCTCGCGCGGCGAGCGTTCCCGTTGCCAGGCGACCGGCCATGCGCCCTCCAAGTCTCAACCTCTACTTGAGAGTCAGCGTAGACCGTCAAGCGGCGGATGTTAGCACCCGCCGCGCCTGAAATCAGGAATCACCACGCTGGATAGCCTCGTCAACGAACATTTCGGCGGCCTTCGCGGCGTCCTCGGGCTCCATGCCCTTGTCCTCGAACGAGTTCTTCATCACGGTGATCGCGGTCTGCCGGACATCCTCGGGAACTGGCATCAGACCTTCTTGACGAACTCGGTGATGAGCTGGACGGCGATAGGCCCGAGCGCGGCTGCGATGGCAATCATCGGGGCCACGCCGACTGCGGACAGGGCCATGGCGATGATGGCACCCGCCAGCGCCACGCCGCCCTCGATGGCCAGCCGCGTCCGGGCCGCCTTCTGCTCCTTGAGGTCCTGCGCGGCCTTGGTGGCTTCCAGCTCCTTGTTGGTCTTGTCAACCTTGTCGATGATCTCGTGCACGATCGCGGCGTGCTCGGCGCGCAGCTGCCCGGCCATCTCGGCTGCGGCGGCTGCGGCGCGGGCCTTCGCCACGGCATCTACCTCCGGGGCCACCTTGGGCAGCTCCCCAGACCCGGACTTGGACTTGTCCTTGGCCTGGCTGCTGATCAGCACGGCCCCGCGCGTCCACTCGCCGTGCAGCCCGCGCATCTCGTGCTCCCATGCGGCCAGGTCCATCACCTGCTCAGCGATCCCGGCGAGCTGCACCGGGGCCAGCCTGGCCAGCATGGTGCCCACGTCCTGGATCTCGCGCAGCGCGGCCCCGGTGGCCGACCTGGCCAGCTCGCGGACCCTGGACCGGCCCTCGGCCGCACGGGCGGCCGGGTCCTCGTAGACCCAGCTCAGCACGCCGTACGCCTGCCGCCCCTGGAGCGTGTCACCGCCAGCCCTGGCACCCATCAGGCTGCTCTCCCTTCACGGGCCATGCGCTCAGTATGCGCCGTCTGGTGCACGGTGCGGACGGCGGCGCGGTGCGCGTTCACGGCGGCTTCCTGCCCGGACCAGGCTTCCAGGATGGCCCGCCTGGTCTCGACCTCCACCCTGGCCATCGCTATCTCATCCGTCAGCAGCGGCGCGTCGGGCGAGTCCTTCAGCGCGGCCATGATCACCTGGCGGGCCATCACGTTCACCTTGCGGGACGCGCCCTCGCGGTTGATCTCGTCGGACAGCTCACGGGTCCGGGCGTAGCCGGGCGTGCTCATCCGCAGGTCGCCGTGGCCCTCGTCCTGGGCCACCTGCTGCACCCAGTCCTGGGCCATGGCGGTCTGCCAGCCGTAGTGCCCCCAGGCGCTGCCGTTCTTGATCTTCACCGGGTCCTGGGCCGCCAGGGCCATGTCCGCCAGCGTCTGCATCTGGAACCGCATCACGCCCGGCTCCGCAACCTTCCGTTCCCCGATGCCCATCGCCTTGAGGAACTCGGGGGCGTGGTGGATGGTGGCCAGCTCCGTGAACCCTTCCTCGATCGCGCCCGTGGCCGGGTCCTGGTAGGCGCGCTGGTGGTCGCTGTATTCCTCGCGGTACAGGGTCCTGATGCCGAACGACCGGCGCTTTTCGTTGATCTTGGCCTCGCTGCCGCCGATGTCCGCGTGGGTGAACTCGTGCAGCAGCACCTCAGCTGAGTCAGGGTGATCGACCGGGCGGAACTGGTGGGCCATCATTTCCTCGATGCTCCTGGCCACCACGCCTGAGACTTGCAGCTCCCCGGACCAGCTCATCTGACCGGCGGTGTCGGGGTCATCGATGCCCACGGTGACCTTGCCGTTCCACGCCTCGCGCCCGCCGCCCAGCAGGCCCGGCACCAGCGGAGCGCCTTTGGCCGCGAAGTCCCTGACGGCCTTGTGCATCGACTCGTAGGACCCCTCGCCCTGGAGCGGCGGGATGTCCTCCCCGGAGGGCGGGGTCTCCCTGCCGACCGCCGAGCCGTCGAGCCACTTGTTCATGTGCGACCACCGGCCCCGGTCATCCCGGCTCTCCAGCGGGTTGAAGTGCCAGGCTAGGAGGACCTGATCCCGGATTGAACCGCCGTGGCCAGCTCGGCTGCCATCGCCAGCCGCTCGTCCTCGGGCAGGTCCGCGTAGCCCTCCGGGACCTTGACCAGCACCTTGGTTGGCGTGCTCTGTGATGCGTCCGCCACCGCTGCCTCCTGTCGGGATCTCGGCGTAGTCCGGGAGGCTGTAGACCGAGATCTGGTTCCGCGACCTGCCCGCCGCTACCGCCATGGACTTGCTGGCGAAGTTGTCGCTGGGCTCCAGCCACAGCTTGCCGTCGTGCACCCATCCGCCCAGGTACGCCTGCTTCCCGGTGAACGAGTTCTTCTCGGCCATGATCATGTCATCGATGGCGCGGGTCAGCTTCGCGTGGTCGTCCAGGATGGCGGCCGGGTACGTGTGCGTGTGGTCTACCTGGGCCACCATGTACCCGCCGGGCGGGCTCTCTCCCGTCCGCACGCTGACGCTGAAGCCCTTGTGGTGCGCAGCAGCCGTACTGGCTGCGCTCTCAGCTGCGCCGAACCGGGTCCACCGTCCCCGGCTGTCCCGCAGCTCAGCCAGCTCGACAGCCTGCCCGCTGATGGTAGCCAGCCCGGCTGCCTTCTTCCTCAGGGCCAGGTAGTTCGCCCACCGGATCATCGTCTCGGTGTGCCAGAGCGAGCGCCCGTGGCTGGCGAAGTCAGCCTGCATGGACCGCAGCCGGGCCTCCATGGCGCGGACCTCGCCCTCGGGGATGCCGTTGGGGTTGGCGAACAGGGCGCGGGTGAACGGGCTGACGGTGCCCTTCTGCCCGTTCGGGCCGACTACGCCCGGCCGGAAGCCGTTGGTGCCGTAGGCACTTGAATTGTCAATCGGGACCGGCTTGTCCCCGTCCATCAGGTAGTTGTGCGAATGCCTGTCCGGGTTGTCGATCAGGTAGTCGAGCATCCCGATCCGCAGGCCCCTCGGGCTGGAGAACAGGTCCGGCATCGCGTCGTACGGGTCCTCGGGGTCCACGTTGCGGTCTGCCAGGTAGCGCTCGGCCAGCACGCCCTTGCTGAAGGCCATGGTGACCTGCTTCGGCCCGCTGCGGTGCACGGCCGGTGCCCCGGTGCCCTCCACCGCGTCAGCCACGGTGGCCGCCAGCTCTTCGGAGTCGGCCAGGTCCTTGGCCGGGTGGCCCTGCCAGTCGAGCAGCGTCTTCTGGACCGCCTTCTGGCCGTTGTTCAGAGTCAGGATCTCGGTCCTGCCCTGGAGCCCGTCACCGAGCTTCTTGTGCGAGGCGATCCCGCTGGCCAGGTCGCTGGCCACCCGCGCCACGCCACCCCGCGTCCAGCGCCCGTGCCGGTCCCGCAGCTCGTGCTCCCAGACGGCCAGCTCGACGGCCTCGTTCCAGTCGCTGACCACCTGAGCCAGGCTGGTCGTGCCGGGGTGCAGCGGCAGGCCCTCGGCCCCGGCGTACTTCGCCCACTTAGCCCAGGCATTCCTCAGCATGGTCGTGCGGCCCTTGGCGCGGGCGTTCTCGGGGCTGGCGGGGTCGGCGGCCTGGACCGCCGTGACGGCCAGGTTGGCGCTCTGCTGGTGCAGCCAGGTGATGGCCTGGAGCTGGTGCGGCGCGATCGGCGTGCCCTGCTCGTTGAGCTGGCGGGCTGCCTCGCGGTACTGGTCCGCGACGTACTCGTGGTAGCGGGCCTTGCCGATCGGCGGCTCGATGTTGTCGGGCAGCCGTACGCCCATGGCCACGGACAGGGCGTGCCGGTCGATCACCACATGGCCCTTGGTGTCGGACGGGGCATCGCCGCCGTTCTCGATAAGGTGCGCGAACGCCCTGGTCTTGGGTGCCTGGAGCGCCTCGTCCACGGTGGCTCCGTCCAGGGCCTCCTGGGCGTTGGCCTGCATGGCCCCGCTGATCAGCCCGTCCCCTGGCCCGAGCGCCCGGTGTTCCTCAGCCGCCCTGGCTGAGTTGAACATGTTGACCGGCCAGCTGGCCTGCGGGCTGTAGGCAGCCAGCAGGATCGCGCCCTTGCGGGCGTCCCCGTCAGCCATCTTGGCAGCCAGCATGTGGGCGTCGGCGTACCAGCGCATCCCCTGGGCCTTCTCCTGGTCCGAGGATGCCCTGTATGCCGCGATCACGTTGGCCGGGCTGACCGGGTGCGCCCTGAAGAACGGGTGGTCCTCCGGGTGCGGGTAGTTGATCGGGCTCTTGTTCTTCTTGATCAGCAGCCGCTCGTGCCTGGGCACCATATAACCCGCGCCCCTGCTCCATTGGCCGTGAGCATCCCGCTTCTCAGCCGGGTTGAACCGCCAGCCCAGATCCAGGGCCTGGGCGCTGATGCCAGCCCAGTTCTGCCCGCCAGCACCGGGAGCCGCGCCGGGTGCGATGTCGTTGAGCCGCGAGATCATCTGCGTGTACCAGTCATCGTGGCCCAGCCGGTGGAACTCGGGCTTGATCGTGGCCAGGCCCTCTACCAGCTGCTCGTACTCGGCCGTGTCCAGGACCTCGTTGTGCCAGAAGGGGCTGTTGGTCCCGTAGCTGCTGGCGAAGCCGCCGCTCATGTCGATGGGCACCGGCACGTCATCCGGGGTGATCATCCAGTTGAAGTCGTGCCGGTCGGGGTTGGAGATCAGGTAGTCGAGCACACCGATCTTGTGGCCCTGGGGGTTGTCCTCGCTCTCCAGGTCGTAGGTGTCAGCGCCGCCTGAGTAGTTCCCGGCCACCTCGCCGGGCACGAAGCCCATGATGATCTCGTCGGGCTCGCCGTCCGTCAGGCGGGCTACCGGCGGTGCGCCAGCCCCGACTACCTGGCTGACGTAGTAGGACAGCTCGTCGGCGTCCGGCATGGACTGGTAGCCGGATAGGTACTTCTTGTGCACGACCTTCTCGCCGCTGGGCAGCGTGACGATCTCGACGGTGCCCTGGATGCCGTCACTGGAGTCCTCGGAATCACCCATGGCCAGGTCATCCTCGGTGATCTCCTGGAGCTTCCTGACCTCTGGGCTGTTGTGGCCGACCTCTTCTGGCGGGCTCGGCATGCCCGGCAGCAGGTACTGCTTGACGCCGGGGGCCACCATGACGCCAGGCGGGCTCGGGCTCGGCGGCGGCGGCGTCGGCTGCTTAGCCGGTTCCTCCATCGCCCGCAGGGCCGTGTCGGACACGTGATGCTCGTTACCGGCCCCGTCGGTGATCAGCCAGGGCGCATCCGGGTTAGGCGGGTGCGGGTCGAGTGCGACCCACGCCATCGGCCCCGGCCCGCTGACCACCCGGAACTGCATCCCGGCCATGCGATTGATGTCCGGCGGCTTTGTCGGGCCGAGCAGCGAAGCCGAGTGGTGCTCAGCCATCCTCCTGGCCCAGGCTGCGGCCCCGATCGCGGGCATCTGGGAGATCGGCTGCTCCTGCCGGATGACCCCGCCGTTCTTCCAGTCGATCAGCCGCCGCATGCCGTCGGGCGCATCGACCACCACGTGGCCGCCTGCCACGGCCACGACACGGCCCTGGAGGCCCATGCTGCTCTGGGCCAGGTCCCCCTCCTTCGGAGCCCCGGTCCTCGGCATGATGCCAGTGCCCCGGAAATTCCAGGCTCCGGGGATGTGCGGCGGGACGGCGGGCAGTGCCGGGCCGACCTCGGACAGCGGGACGGTGTGCACGGGCACCCCGCCGTTGCGCCAGTCCACCAGGTGCCGCATGCGGTCGTTGGCGTCGATGGCCGCGTGACCGCCCGCCACGGAGATGACGGTGCCCCAGACGCCCTGGCTGTTCTTGGCCTGGTCCCCGACTCGCGGCTCCGTGACGATCTGGTTGCTGATGAGGCCGCCCCGGACGAACTGCCACGCGCCGAGCAGGTGAGGCACGGGCACGGCACGCCCGGCCCTCAGCGCCCTGTTCCGCTCGGCCTCTCGCTGCATGGCCTCGCGGCCCTCTTTCAGCGTGCTCGCGCCCTGCGGGAACGGGTGAGCATGCCGGATGATCTGGCCCTGCTCATCGACGGTCCAGGTCTGTCCGCCAGCCCTCCTGTTGTCGTGCTGCTTGGCCTTCAGCTCGGCAGCCGGTGTCCAGGGCCGGGATACGGGAGCCGGGTGCATCCGGTCCCACTCGGCCATGTGCTGACGACGCTGGGCGAGCTGACTGCGGATCGTCTCCGGGCCGTTGCCCTCGGCCTTCAGCCGCCGGGCGATGGCCTGCTCGGTGATGCCGCCGCCGAACTGCTGGCGGCCCGCCTTGTCCCGTTCATGCGCCGCCTTCTGCCTGTAAACCTCGCTCGGCCAGCCCTGGCGCGCGTTCTCGCGGGCGAAGGTGTCCGGCCGCCAGGTCGTCTTGATCCACCGGCCGTGGCTGTCCCTCGGGTGCAGGACGCTGTTGAAGAACGCCAGCTCCAGGATCTGCTCGCTGATGGTCGTCACGGGCGAGCCCAGACGTAGCCGTTGCTCCAGCCGTTCAGGACCCTGAACGCTTCCTCGGGATCACCGCCTGCCTTACGGACGGCTGAGTCGGCCATGGTCTGGAGGCTAGGGGAGCTGGCCAGCAGCCGCCCGGCGTCCAGGCTGATCGTGCCGAGCTGGCCCTTGGCGTCGAACACCCGCAGCGTAGCCATCAGCTAGCCAGCAGGATGCCATCTGGCTCATTGGCCAGGGCGATCTGCTTCAGGTCGGCCGCGATCTGCACGTTGAGCTGGTGGATCTGCGCCCGGAGCGACGTGATCAGCTGCCCCCTGGTCGGGGCCTTCTTGCCCGCCGGTCCCTTCCTGGCCGGTGCGCCCTTCTTGGCTGGCGTGGCCGCCGCCGTCTTGCCGGTGGCCCCGGCCTTCTGGGCAGCCTTCGTGGTCTTCTGCTTGACCACCGTCAGCTTGGCCAGCTGCGCGGTGAGCAGCTTCAGCTTGGCCCGGTCAGCCTTGACCCGCGCCCGGAGCTGCTGCTTGCTCAGGCCCGCAGATGCCGTCGTGCCGCCGCCTCCCCAGGTGCCGACCGGCGTCCGGGCCTGCGCCGGGTTGAACCCGGCCAGCTCGATCGCATCGAGCACGTCGCCCCAGCTGTGCGCGTGGGCTCGGGCCTGCTTGGCGCTCCAGTCCGCGCTGGTGGCCGCCGAGGCGGCCCGCACCTCGGGCCTGACGTTGCCGCCGCCAGCCGCCCAGCGCTTGGATGCGCCCCGCGCGATGGCGATGGCCTGGCTGAGCGTCTTGGCCCGGCCGGTGCGCAGCAGAGCCCTGGCGATGTTCTGGATGTACGGCGGCAGCTCCATGCCCTTGACGCCCCAGAGCCCCGGCCCGCCCGGCTTGCCGAACGGGTGCGGCTCGGTCGCCAGCCTGCCGGTGTCGGCGCTCAGCAGGATCGCGGCGTCGATGTCTTCCCAGCTGGCCTGGATGGTGGCCATGATGCCTTGCTTGATCTTGGCGTAGTAGGCGGGGTCCGCGATGCCCAGCATCTTGGATTGCGCCGGGCTGAATGCGGGCATGGACGCCAGCGCCTCGAAGTCCTGGATCTTCTGCGCCGCTGACGCATCCCGCCGGTAGGTCCTGGCGTCCGCCGTGACCGCAGGCCCGTGCGAGTGGAGCTGGCCGGGGTGGGCCGCGTGCAGGTCCTCGTGCACCTTCACGAAGTCCTCGTAGGTGCGGGTCTCGCGGTTGAACCCGGTGCGGCCGGTGGGCAGCCCGAGCTGGTGGCCCTCCGCGATGTGCTTGATCATCGCTGCCCTGGTCTTGGGGATGCCGTGGAAGACCCAGCCGTGGCTGTAGCCCTTCGGGCCGGTCAGCTCGATCGCGTCGAGCACGTCAGCCCAGCTGAACTGGATGGTGGGCGGGCCTGGCGGCATCTCCAGGCTGCCGCTGGCCGACCAGGCGGCCACGTCGTTGTTCCAGCCCGCGACCTTCTTGCCGAACGTGGTGCCTGGTGTCGCCGCCTCTGCCTTCTTCGCCTTCCGGGCAGCCAGCTCCTGCTGGTATTGCAGGTCCCTGGCCCGGTTCTCGTGGATGTGCGCCAGCACGCTGTCCCCGCCCTCGCGGGCCACCTGCGCACTGCGCAGCTCACCCGCGATCTGCTGGGAGAGCTTGTCCTTCTTGACCCCGGCGGCGCGGGCACCGCGCTGGAGCTGGATGTTGGCGAGGACCTCATCGCCGCCCTCGCGGGAGACCTGGGCGGACCTGAGCCAGCCGTGGCTCCAGCCACCCGGTCCTACCAGCTCTACCGCTGCACCCGTTGAACTCGCCTGGATCATGGCCCGGCGGGCTCGTTCCTCGGCCACCAGCCTGTGCAGCTTGTGCTTGTGCCCCTCGGAGCTGAACATGTTGGCGAAGCCCCTGGCCTCGCGCTTGGACAGGTGCCTGCCGAACGGCTGGTTGAGCCGTCCTGCCGTCGCCTCCAGGGACGCCCCGGCCTCTACCTGCCGCAGCCAGCCGTGGCTCCAGCCGCCGGGTCCGGTCAGCTCGACGCCGCCAGCCGGGTTGGCGTGCTTCTGCCCGAGCTTGGCGAAGCCCTTGCGCCCGTACTTCTTCCGCCCGATGTACGCGGCCAGCGCACCTGGGTTCCTCGCGCCCCTCTTGGCCAGCGCGCCCTTCAGCGCGCTGAAGTTCTTGCCGCTGCCCGGCTTGGCCCCGGCGAACGTAGCCAGCCCGATCACGCCGTCGAGGTCCTCCCAGGACAGCGCCTTGAGATGCTGAGCCTGCGGGGAGACCGCAGGCGCGGCGGCGACGGGTCCTGGTGCACCATTCGGTGCACCGACGGGGACGGGCTGGCTGGACGGCAGGAACGTCTTACCGCTGGCCGCCGCCATCGCCCGCTTCTGCTCCATGAACCCCTCGTTGCGGGCTCGCACGTCATCGATGTCCTTGACGTTGAGCAGGTGCCGGTACGCCTGCTGCATGTAGAGCTTGGCTGCCATGTGGCCCTGGTCGTCGTGCACGCCGTGGCGGGTGATCTGGAGCGGGGCGAAGCCCTCGATAGCGGCGTTCAGGTGCCGCCTGGCTCCCTCTGTGCGCCCGCTGTCCAGCTCGCGGGCAGCGTCGGCCAGGTGGTCGTGCACGCTCATGTCGGGGAAGGTCTGGGCCACCTGAGCTGCGAGCTTGCGGATGCCCGCGCTGGTGCGCTGCTTCATGGGGGTGGTTGGGGTGATCCTAGTCATGCCACTCGTACCAGCCTCCTGAACGACGCGCCGTGGGCGCTTGGCAGCATTCTCGCACCGATGTGCGCCGGACCTGGGTAACAGCGGCAGTGCGGATGCACCGCGCCGGGCCAGCCGATCAGCGGGATGGCCGTGGCCTCGAAGTTCTTCCCGTTGGCCGCCTTGCACTCGGTGCTCGTGCGTGCGTCGAGCACCGTGTTCCAGCCGAGCAGGTTGCCGTAGGTCATGGCCGCCGAATCCACCTGGGCAGCTGCCTTCGCCCGGTTCCACATCGCGTCGAGATGCTGGCCGAAGTACCGTCGCTCGCGCGCAATTGCATCTGCAAGCGCCTTCTGCAACGGCTGACCGTGGCTGCGGGCCTCGGTCAGGTCGCTAGTAACGCGGCGGCCAGCTGCGAGGGCGAACTGAGCCCGCCGCAGGTAGTTCTGCCGTGCGGTCGTCAGGGACGCGGAACCAGCGACCCCCGTCCTCTCCGGTGGAAAGCTCATCACCATATCCAGGACGGCCAGCATCGAGGCGGGTTGCACCTGGGACGTACGGAAGGACGGAAGTAGGCTCGTCAGGACCGCCATGGGTGTCACCGCCGAGGCCAGCGCCGTGGCCAGGGCCGCGATAATGGCCGTATCTGTCGCCGTAACCGGCGAGGATGGCGGGGGCGGCGGCTGCTGAGCGGGCGTAGTCATCTGGATCGACTCCCATCGCTACCAGCATGCGCCTGTGCAGGTGCCAGGCCAAGCGCACCCGCTCCGTGTGCTGCCTGTCCGCGTAGACCCGCAGCCGGTGCACCCGGTACATCAGGATCACCGTCATGACCAGGCTGGCTGCGATGCCCGCCGTGACGAGCTGCTGGAAGTGCTGGTGCCAGTAAACACTCATCAGCCAGGTTTACCAGCTCGGGCGGCTGGTGTCGGCCCGGCCATCAAAGATCCCGCCCTGGGCGGCCTCGGCGGCCCGCTGACTGGCTGCGCGCCCGGAGGCGGCGGCGGGCGCAGCCCTGGTGCGCCACCCGGCCGCGCCCCCGCCTGCTGCACGATACCGTGAGCGGCCCCAGCCAGCCCCTGGAGCTGTCCTATGGACCCGGCGGTCTCCGGGGGCAGGCCCGGCGGCGGGTTCTGCGTCATGGCTTCCTGGCGCTGCGTGGCGGTGGCGATCAGCGCCGCGTGCACCTGGTCCACGTCGAGCTGGAGGATGCTGGCCATGCGCTCGGTGATCAGGTCGAACACCTGGAGCGGAACGTGCAGGACGGGGGCGGCTGCCATGGTCTGGAACATGGTGAGCAGCGCGGCCTGCTGCTCGTCCTGGAGCGGGCCGAACTTGGCGCTGGGGAACGCGGCCTCGGGGCCGAAGTTGAGTAGCACCAGCGGCCGGATGATGCCGTGGGAGTAGGCTTCCGCCTGCTCTTTCGCCACGCCCTGCCTGCTCTTGAGGTAGAACGATGACTGGTCCTGGCTCAGCGAAAAGCTGCCCTTGCCGCCCATTGCGGAGCCGGTCAGGCCCATGAACCCAGCCAGGACAGAGTGGGTCTGCCAGCCCTCCAGGAACGCCATGGCCTCAGCGAAGAACTTGCCGCCGTCCCCGCTGGACTCCAGCACGTCGAACAGCTTCTTGTCCTCGGACGGGTGCACCATGCCGACCACGCCGCTGGACTTCAGCGAGGCGATCGAGTCGGCCTTGTCGTTGGCCTCGGCCTGGTCGTTGCCGTAGACCACGGTCCTGGGCAGCGCCTGGACCTCCAGGAAGTGATACCAGAGGTAGAGCAGCTTCATCTTGGTCTGGTAGCACCAGTAGGCCACCTCCATCTCGGACGCGCCGATCAGGGGCTCGCGGTGCTTGCCGTGGGTGTAGATGAAGCTCCGCACGTGCGGGATGTCCACGTAGCCGGGCGTCTTGGACTTGCTGCTCAGGGCCATCTGGCCGCCGAACAGCCAGACCTGCTGGCGGAACCCGTGCTCGGCCGCCGTGCGCGAGTTATACCGGGCCTGGCAGGTGGACACCGGCCGGAACGCGATCTTGTCGTAGATGATCTTGCCGTCGTCCGGGCGGACCTTCCAGACCTTCTCGAAGAAGGCCCGGCGGTAGATCTGGCCGCTGGTGATCTGGCCGATCAGGTCCACGTTCTGCGTCTGCATGCCGCCGTTGTGGTCCGGGGTGAGCAGCACGCTGTTGACGAAATCGGCCTCGCCCTTGTCACCCTTGGCTGGGTTGATGCTGAAGTCGGCTTCGCGGATCGGCAGGGTAAGCACGCTCTCGACGGACTGGCAGATGCCGTCCCGCTGGAACATCACCTTCATGTCCCGGCTGGTCCACTCGCCGTAATCGAACACGTCGCCGCCGCCGTAGTAGGCGAACAGCCGCTGCCCGATGTCGAACTGGGTGCCGATCTCCTTGCCCAGCAGCTGGCTCTTGGTCGTCTTGATGTCAGGCAGCTTCAGGACCTGCGCCAGCTGACCATCCTGCTTCTGGGCCATGGCCCCAGGGTAGACCGTGCAGGCTTACCCGTTACCGCCCGCCGCGCTGGCGGATGATATAAGCGATCAGCTGGTGAGCGCAGCCGATATCGCTGGCGAGCTTGCGCATGGTCCACTTCCGCCGGTCCTCGTTGCGCAGCTCCATGATGAGCCGGTCCCGCGAATCACGACGGCGGCCCGCCTCCTGTTCGAGACGAGCCGCCGCCTGATGGTGCTCACGGGCCTGCTGAGCCCGTATGTCCACTGCTATCCGGCCTCCTTACAATGCGCCGCTGGCGAAGTCCGCCAGCAGCCTCGGCACGGCCTGGTCGAACCCGGATACGTCCAGCGTGCGCCAGTCGGCCGGGTCCGCGATGGTGAAGTTGGTGGGCGTGTAGGCCACGACAGCCAGCCGGGCGTCGATGCCCATCTTCTGCCGGTAGTCCTCCAGGGCCTGGTGCGGGTGGATGTCCCCGTACCAGGTCTCGTTGTCGGTGTGGATCTCGAACACGTCCACCGGGATGCGGTGCTTGGCCGCCTCCAGCATCGGGACGGCGCAGTTCGTGCCGCCCATCTGCATCCCGAGCGCGACCTGCATCACGTCATCCAGGCGCATGCGCGGGCTGATGGGGTACTCGCTGATGCCCGAGTTCATCCCGTTGATCCGGGTCCACCGGCTCGGGTAGCTGCCGTGGGTGAACGCGGTGATCATGTGCTGCGGCTCGGTGGCCGCCGTCACCAGCGCGGCTGCACTGGCCAGCTCGCGGCAGCTGATGGGCAGGCCGCCAGCCGGGTGGCCCATCGAGCCGCTGATGTCCACGGCCACGTTGCGCCGCTTCCCGGTCACCGGCACCGCGCCGTAGCTCAGGTAGAACGACTCGTCCAGCGCATCGCAGACCTGCTGGCTGACCGGCCAGTGATCCGTGCTGCGGGCACCGTGCCCGCTGGCGTAGGTGCGCAGCGCGACCAGCTGGTTGACCGGGTGGATGCGGGCCTTCGCCAGCCCCTCGGCGTCGGTCAGCCGGGCGGTCACCAGGCGCGTGGTCTCGCTCATGGGGGTGAGCAGGCCGAGGCGGCTGATCTGGCCCAGGCGCTTGACCAGCGTGCCCAGCGGGATGCCGGTGTGGATCAGCGCGTCCCAGACCTCGGGGCTGGCCAGGGCCTCGGACGGCAGCATCTCGTGCGTCAGCTTGGACGTGCCGGGCGTGCCGTTGTAGTCCCCGATCAGCCGGGCGATCTGGTGGTTCGTGGTGCCGGGGTGCCAGACCTGCTGGTAGGCGTGCAGCAGCTGGGGCATGTCGCCCTTCAGCCACATCGACTCGCGGCGGCCCTTCAGGATGTAGTTGAACAGCATCACGTGGCTGCGCGGGATGGGCTGGCGGCCGAAGTGGCTCAGCCGCAGCAGGTCGCGCTGGCTCCAGTCATCGCGGCTCTTGTACTTCATGACCTGGTAGGCGACCTCATCGGCGTCCTTGTCGGTGTACCACTTGCCGACCGCCTTGGTCAGCGCGCGGCCCCAGCCACGGAACTGCTCGATGTAGCCCGCGAACGTGAGCAGGTGCGAGCCGGTGCGGCAGACCAGCGGCAGCCGGTCGAGCGCGGCCTGGCGGTAGTGCGTGTCGCCCAGGCTGGCTGCGGCGGCGAGGGAGAAGATCGCCGGGTTGACGCGCGGTGCGCGCCCGCCGATGCTGATGTCCTCGATTTCCTCGATCAGCCGGTAGTCGTTCGCCTTGGCCATGCGGATCACCCGCGCAGCTGCGGCCTTGGTCATCTTGGGCTCGGTCGCGTTGAACGTGCCGCCCTCGGTGCCCATGGTCAGGAAGCGCCGCAGCGCGGTGACCTCGGAAGTCTGGAAGGTGTAGCCCCCGGCGCTGTTGGGCACCTGGCGCGGGTCAGCGCGCCGGGACTGCGGAGTAGGGGACCTGCGGGTGTATATGTCGGAAAGGGAGTCAGGCATCGTGATCGTTTCCTTTCATGAAGAAAGCCCCGCGAGCATAAGCATTCCGGCCGGGGATACTGTCCGACACGGTAACCGGCCGAATCCGGCTCGCGGGGCATTCAGTTCTTCTGGGTTGAGCAGCTGCCGTGTCCCCCGGTTTGGGGGGGTGAACCAAGGGACACATGCAGCCACAAAAAGCGCGGCGAGCATAAATGAAAGCCCGGTAAGAAGTGCCCTTGCGGACACCTTCCCGTTTGGAAGGCGGTAACCGGACCTAATCCGGCTCGCCACGCGGATGATCTTGAGTTATGGGCGATGAGCATAAATCTCAGCCTGGGGTTTTAGCGCTCTAGCCCTGAGCTACCGTCCCTGGCCCTTTCGGGTTAGCGGGACGGGCGGGGACTCCAACCCCGCATCCTCTCCGTTAGCAGCGGTAACCAGACCAATTCCGGCTCATCACCTTGTCCATAAGCTAGACGACTTTCGCCGGTCTGTCAAATCCATTACCGCCATGCCTTCACGTTGGGCCGCTCGCGGTTCTCCTGAGCCTGGCTGAGCGTGTCATCCTGCGGCGCGAACCCGTCTTCGGTCCAGTCGCCCCCGGCCCTGGAGTAGGCACCGCCGTGCGCGCTGGCCAGGCGGCGGCGCATGCTGCTCACCCTGCCGCCGGGCTCTTCCTCGATGTCCGGGCCGTACTCGGCCAGGTCCTGCATGCCAGCCCACTCCCGCTTGGTGGCGGGCACCAGCGGGCCGAAGGTAGCGTTCAGCCAGAAGTGGCAGCCCCACACCAGCGAGTCCAGCCTGTCTGGTGAGCGCTCCCCCTGGGCTCCGGTGAAGCTGCACATCTGGTCCTCAAGGTCTACGAAACGCTCGGTGTCGGTATGCCAGATCCTGTCTCCGCTGTCCGGGTCGGTGATCTGGTATGTGACGGACTTGTTGCAGTGCCGGACTATGCCGCGCTCATACAGGGCCGATACCGGCTCAGCACGGGTCCGCTTAGCCTGGCTGGCGTGTACCAGCTCGTAGGGGACACGGCCGGTCTCCTTCATGACCTGCTCGAATGTGGACTTCAGCCAGCCCCCGCCGTGGTTCTTCTCGATCACCAGGGTGGCGTGCAGCTCCTGGGCCTTCTTGATCACCCGCTTGGCGAACATCACCGGGGACTCCTGGCCGCCCCAGCTCTCTATGACGTAGACGTGCGGGTCATCGACCTGCCCCCTGGCGACCACGGTGTACGCCTGCTCGTCGCTGTCCTCAGCCCCGTCACTGGGGTCCACGCCGATGTAGACCCTGGTCAGGAACGTCGGGCCGCCTTCCTCGCCCACGCCGGGGCACTGGATGGAATCGACCAGCTCGCGGGTCCACAGGGCGTTCGCCACGTCGTCCAGCAGCTCGCCCTCCAGCTCCTGGCGTTCGAGCCGGGTGCCCTTGGCCGCGCCGACGACAGCCCGGTAGAACGCCTCGGACAGGTTGGCGATGTTGTCGATGGTGCGCAGCCGCCGGGTGATCACGCCGCCGTGCTCGGGCTCGTTGCGGATCAGTGACCGGACCAGCTTGCGCGCCGGTCGGCTGACCTTGGGCGTGCCGGTGGCGATGATCTTGGACACGCCCATCCGCACCGCGTACCGCAGCGATTCGCCCCAGGCCACTTCCCACTTCTGCCAGAGCCCGATTTCGTCGCACCAGGCCGCCTTCAGGTTGCGGCCCTGGATGCGCAGGCCGCCCTCGTCGGCGCTGTCCACGTAGATCACCACGCCGTTGTGCATGACCACCTGGCCGTAGGTGCGCCAGGCGCTGCGGACCAGCTTGGAGCGGTGGTCCTTGACCTCGGCCATGGAGGTCCCCAGCGCCCTCAGGATGCCGCTCTCGCCCTCCACGCACTTGGTCCAGGCGTCGGCGTAGGTCGGCGCGATGATGCCGTACTCGCCCTCTCCGTCGGTATCCATGAGCACGATGTCCGCCAGCCCCTGGGCACCGGCCCTGGTCTTGCCGCTGCCCCGGCCGCCCTGGAGGTAGAACACCCGCCACGGGTCCTCGATAGGCGGCAGCAGCTGCTCGGGCCTGCTGGTCGCGCGCCACCGCACGCGCGGGTCCTCGCTGGGTTTGGACAGCTCATCTGACCAGCTCGCCAGGACGATCTCGTCAGCGGTGGCGGTGATGGCCTACTCCGGGCCTAGCTCCGGGGCCAGCGTGACCACGGTCGGCGCGTCCACCAGCCCGGCCTTGTGCAGCCCGTCGCGGGTGCGGATGATCAGGTGCCCCAGCTCGTCCTTGCGCTCGGTCTGGAGGCTGTGCAGGATGTCGTCCTCGTGGCCGGTGATGACGTGCTCGCCGTCGGGCACGTCGCCGGTCGCAGTGACCGCGATGCTGCCGTTGTTGGACTTGATCGTGATCGTGTAGTCGCCCATCTGCCCAGGGTAACCCCTACTTGTGCAGCACGATGGTGATGATGATGGCGATCAGCGAAACCAGCATCGACGCGGCCATCAGGGAGACCACCACGTTGCTGTTCCGCAGCCCCTTTTCCTCGCGGCCCTCCCCGGCAGACTCCTTGATGCCCCGCGTGCGTTCCTCGATCGACGTGAGCCGGGTCCGGGCGTCATCGATCTTGTCATCGAGGGCCTTGCGGCTGGCGCTGCCTACCTGGTCCAGCGCCCTGATCTGCTCCTTGGTGTTGGCCTCGGATACCGCGATGGCCGCCGTGTTCGACTTGTTCTGCTCCTGCACGGCCTCCTTGGCGGCGGACAGGGCCGCATCCACGGCGGTCTTGCTGGCAGCGAACTGCCCGTCGATCGCGGCGAACTTCTCAGTCAGCCGGACGGCGATGATCTCGATCTGGCTCATGATGAACTCGCGCTCAGCATCGTCCCGGCTGTCCCGCTCAGCCCGCAGCAGGCCGACGAACTTATCCAGCTCCCTGGCCGCCAGGGCGATGGCCGTGTCCATGCCGTCGAGCCGCTGCTCGATCAGGGCGCGGGCTGACTCCAGGTCCCCGGTGAACTCGCGGCGGCGGCTCTCCAGCGCCTCGCCCAGGGCAGTGAACCGGGCCTCGAACGTCTCGCGCAGCGCGGTCAGCTCGCGGCGGAACACCTCGGTGGCACGTTCGACCGCTTCGGTGGTGAGCGTGGTGGGGTCGGGGATCGGCACCCAGCCGCCCCCCGACGTACGTCCTGGCTGATCAGGCCCGCCGTCTGCCATACCTCAATTGTCACCGCAGGGCCTGACAATAACGAACAGCTCAGGTAACGCTCAGGCAACGACCTTGAGGTGCTTGCGGAACGTCTCGCGGGCGTGGCCCTTGCGGTCCAGTGGCACGCCCGAGTCCTCCAGGGCCAGGTCCAGCGCCCGGTCGAGCATCTCCATCGTCTGCTGCCGGATGCCTACCAGGCGGGCGTCCAGGTTGAGCCGCCCCGTGCTCAGCAGCACGCCGGACAGGTCGCGCAGCGCCTGGGTGTAGAGCGCCACGTCGGTCAGCATCTGCTCGCCGGTCTTGCCCGCGTAGCCGCGCCGGTTGAGCTTGGCCACTTCCTTGCGCAGGATGTCCTTCCACGTCTTCAGCTCGCCTATGACGGCCATCAGCTCGCCGTAGGGGTCCGTCACCGGATCGGGGTGCTCCAGGTCCGCAGCGTGCTGCTCGATGATCTCCTGGGCGCGCTCAGGCATCCTGCCGTGCAGCAGGGCCAGGCTGACCTTCGCCAGCTGGGCTGGCTTGTGCTTGGAGCACGCGGGCGGGTCGGTGCCCTCTGCGGCCAGCTCGGTGCAGACGCCGTGGCGGCACCGCTTCACCCCGGTGACCGCCTCGGCTTCCTCCAGCATCGACGCGGGCATGTGCCGCAGGCAGAACTCCATGCCCTCCACCTCGTACCGCTGGCAGCGCCGCCCGCCAGCGTCCGAGTCGATGCACCGTACTGAGCCGAGGTTCCGCATGTGCTCATTGTGCACGACAAACGCCCCGGCGCGGCGGCACCGGGGCGTCTGCGGCTCGCGCAGCTGGCGAGGCACCGGGCGGTCCAGGTGCCTGGAGCGGCCAGCTATCCCACTCGCGCGAGCTAAATCGTCGTGACTAGGAGTTGTTCTTGCCCCAGAGCTGGCCAGTGCGGCTGTGGTCGATGGCGAACTTGACCTGGATGCGGGCACCCTTGACGCCGATCGAGCCGTTGTTGGCCGGGTTGGTCATCACGAGGTGGTTGATCGGCTCGGTGTAGCTGACGAACTGGCCGTCAGCTGCGCCGAAGTCGGTCACGTTGAAGGTCTGCCAGGGGTTGAACTTGTTGGCGACCGTGTTGCAGACCCGGAGCTGCGCCGTGGCGAAGCCGTTGGGGTTCACCGAGGACAGGCACAGCCCGGAGCGGACGCCGAGCGGCGCGAACTCCAGGCTCACGGCGCTGCTGGTGACGCCGAACCTGTCGGTCAGCGTGGTGGTCGTGGTGATGGCACCGACATTGGCGGTCGAGGTGTCCGTGGTCAGGTGCGTCACGACCACCCAGTCCTCTGCCTTGTCGGTGGCCGACCGGGTGAAGACGATGATCGGGTTGCCGACGACCTTGGCCGCGCCCTGCACGTCGAGGTCGGGCCGGTTCGGCACCTCGGACTGGATGCTGCGGCAACCGTTGAGCGCGATGTCGCATGCGTGCGTGCTGGCGTTCGCCGTGCCGGACAGGCCGACGGCCAGGCCGCCAGCTACCAGCACCGAGCCAGCCAGGATGGCCAGCCTCTTGTTCCTGCGCTTCATCGTGATCCTTTCGTCATCGTGAGGGCGATCCCCCCACACTTATCGCCCGATTCACACGGGACTCTACACCCGGAACGCCATGGTGGGAGCCCACCAGCCGCTCCAGGAGTGCCACCACACCCGTGTACCAGTTTGCTGGGCTCCGAAGGAGGTGTGGTGCCAGATCGTTGCGAACTCGACATGCCCGGACCCGAAGAACAGCAGGTCACCGCGCTGGGCCTGGCTGACCGGGACCACACGGGCGTGGGCGTACAGCCAGGCGATCATGGCATAGGTGGTGCGGACGGAGGACGGCCAGTGCGGGTTCGTATGCAGCATCGAGGCGTACACCAGGCCCGAGCAGTCGAATACCGCCGGGCCGGTTCCGCCCCAGCCGTACCAGTGCCCGGCTCCGTGGGCCTCGGCCCAGTTGAGCGCCGCGTTGCCGTAGCTGGTGCTGGCCTGGGCTGGCTGGGTGTGGACTACCGCCGTCGCTAGCCCGGTCACCATGGCCACCGCAGCGATCGTGCGCGCAATGCGCGCGTAATTGATGCGCATGGTCAGCACCCGTCGTAGGGGGACCAGTTGTTCTGCCCGCCCTGCGCCATCGCATTGTTGAAGATCTGCGTCTGGTAGCTGGCGCTGGCGTGGCCGAAGCTCGACGCGCTGCCGCCGTATGCCTGCCAGGTACTGGCGCTGAACTGGTAGAGGCCGTAGTGGCCGCTGGAGTTCATGACCTGCGAGTTCCCGCCGCTCTCGCGGGTGATCACGCACTGCTGGAAGCCGCTGTAGTTGTGCGGGTTCACGTTGCCCATGCCGCCGCCCGAGCTGACGGTGACCGCCCGGTGGATGACCGTGCTGCCGCCGCCGTGCAGCAGCGAGCAGGGCATGTCGTGGGCTCCGTCGCCGTCGCCGTCGCCGCAGCCGTACTGCGTGTTGCCGTCGAATTGATCGCGGTGGCCGCCGCTGGCGGACAGCACCGCCTGCTGCGGGTGCCAGCGCTGCTGCGGCGGGTCGGCGTACTTCAGCTGGGACGGCAGGTACTGGCAGCTGATCGCCAGCTCCTGGCCCGTGCTGATCATGTTCGCGTTCTTGCCGGTCAGGTGGGCGGCGCGGCTGGCGGCGTAGATGCCGGTCCAGTCACGGGCCTGGCCGTGGCACTGCTCGTCCGCGATCGAGGACATCGACTGGCCCGCCTTGACCTGGTAGGTCAGCAGGGCCGCGTCGGACTGCTGGCGGGTGGCCGCCAGGATGTGCCGGAAGCTGAGCTGCATCGCCAGCTTGTCGGGTCCGGCCGGGACGGACGGGCCGGGGAGGGTTTGCGCCTGGGCGGCGCGGGAAGGCAGGAACACCATGACGAGCGCAGCCAGCCCGGTGAGGGCGAAAATAACCCCGCCAGCTGCTTGTTTCGTTACCTGCCAGAGGTGCGTGACACGTATCTTCACCGTTATCCTTCTGCCAGAGCGGTCGCTTCACCGGGGGGCTTCCTAAGGCGCAAACCCGGCTAGGCGCTGTCTACAGCAAAGCCCAGGTCGCGGTTGCTACCTGGGCTTTGCCAAGCGTTCAATAGGCCGCTAGCTAGCGGCCTGCCTACTCAGCAGACGTGAACGCATGGCAAGCAGCAGCCTAAACCTGCTGCCGGGCCATACGTCAAGGATCTCGGGGGTTTACTGCGCGTGCCGCCAGATGCACAGGCGCGGGATGCACCGGCCGAGGTTGTGAAAATACAGGCTGACCTGCTCAGACGTGTAGCACAGGGTGCAGCCCTCGTCCGCTCCCTTCTTGTGCAGGGGACAGCGGATGCTGACCAGCGGAGCTGGCTTGGCCATGGTTCCTCCCTCCGCGCACTCATAGCGCCCGGTCCTGGTGTGATACCAGCCGCGTACCGTGACGTGGCCGAACTCGTGTCTCTCGAATGCCGTGCAGTCGCGGATCTGCTCCTTGCATTCGGTGCAGGTGATGATCACCAGTTGCTGATGCCGTAGATGACCGCCAGCCCGAACAGGCAGGCGGCCAGAGTCTGGGCGATCTCGGTCGGGATGGCCAGCATGATCAGGCCCATGGTGACGAACACCCCGACAGCCCGGCGGTCGCTGCGCCGCCGCTGGATGGGTGACCTGGCTGGCCTGGCTGGCTCCCTGAGCGCCGCCCTGACCGCCTGCCTGGTCTGCTCGGGCGTCTTCGGGACGGGCAGCGGCGGGAGCGTGCGCAGCTCATCGCAGTAGACGCACAGCGGCTGCACGTCCGGCCCGATCACCAGCGTCTGCGTCCCGCAGCGGTCGCAGGTGCCATCGCGCCACTGGCGCTTGGCCGTGGCCAGTGCACCATCTGGTGCACCAGCCTCTTCCAGGATGACCCTGGCTACCGTGCCGTCAGCTATCGCGCGCCGGATCTTGCGCAGCTCGGCCTCGTCCGGGGGACGCCCGTAGCTGCGGTCCCGGTGCGTCCGGCTCGGGCTGTCCGGGCAGTAGCCGTAGTTGCCGTGGCCGTCCGCCTCACGCAGCATGTTGCCGAGGGAGCCCGGCTGAAGCTCGCCGCCGCAGTAGTAGCAGCGCCTCAGGGAAGCCTTCGCCATTGCAGGTCCTCCCCCAGCTCGAACGCCAGCCCCGGCTCGTCCGTGGCCCGGATGACCGTCCCGGCTGGCTCCCCCGTGCTGATCGCCATGGCGTCAATGATCCCGCTCTTGCGGACGTTCAGCACGTTGCGCTGCTGCGTTTCGTCAAGCTCGGCGGTGAGCCGGGCCACCTCGGCGCGCAGCTCGCCGTTCTCAGCCCGCAAGCGGTCATAATCCGCCAGCTTGCGGGCGTCCTCTGGCCAGTTGACCATCACATGCCCTTCGGCCCCAGCTTGTCGAGGTCGATCTCGCCGCCGTCCTCGGGCTCAGGCCGGGCATGCCGGGGGTGGCCCTCTTCGTGCTGGGCGATCTGGTCGGCCATGTGGGCCATCATCGTGAGCAGCTGGTCCGATGCCTCCAGGCGCTCCTGGGTGACGTTCTCGCCCGCCTTGACATCGGGGCGGGTCTCGTCCAGCCAGGCCCGGAAGGCGTCAGCGGCCTCGGGCACGGTGTGCAGGTGCTCGATGGCGAAGCTGGCCAGCGCCAGCGCTCCCGCGCTCTGCGCCGCGCCCTCATCGATCTGCGGGACGGGGATCACCATGGTCTGGTGCGGTCCCCGCATCGCCTCGGCCACGCGCTCCAGCACGCTGGCCGCGTGGCCCTTGCCCGCCATGGCGCGCTTGGCCATCGTCATGACAGCCAGGTCAGTCAGGCTCAGCGAGTGCTCGCTGATGTTCTGCTCGGGCAGCGGTGCCCCGTTCTCCTTGGCGTAGACGCGGACCCGCTCGATCAGCTCAGGGTCGCTCTGGATGAGGCTGATGCACATGGAGGCCACGACCAGGGCCGATGCCTCGGCCCTGTCGATGCGGGTGGTCATGATGCGTGCTCCTTCTCGGTGTCAACAGCCTCGCGCAGCCGCTTCACGGCTGCTCGCTCGTAGGGGGTGAGGGTGACCTGGTTCTCGACGCGGGGCAGGATCAGGTCGATGTCGGAGACCGCCTTGCCGGTGAGGCCGGTGCGGCCCTCCAGCCAGGCCGCCGGGAGGCGGCCCTGGTGGCTCATGTGGTAGTCGAGCGCGGCAGCCGAGCTGGTCGCGCGCTCGGCTGCCTCGGTCTCGGCGCTGATGGTGCTGGCGGACTCCCAGTCGTGGATGCCCTGCCGCTGGCCCTCCAGCATGTCCTCGGGCTCGGTCTGCTCGTGACGGCCCTGGTACGGCTCAGGCATCGCGCGCCGCCTTGTCCCGCTCGGCCTCGGCCGCCTTCTTCAGGCTGTCCAGCTTCAGCGGGCGCAGGTACAGGTTCAGGTCGGCCTGGGCCTTGTTGCGGGCCTTGGTGAGCCGTTCCACCTCGGCGGCCTCGGCGTCGGTCAGGCGGCGGGTCACGTCGCCGTGACTGGACCAGCTGGCCAGCTGCTCGGTGTCGCCGCTGTCCCACTTGACCAGGATGTTGCCGCTGGTCGCGTGGAAGCCGGTCACCTTGCCGTGCTGCACCCGGCCGTCGGCCTGGAGCCGGGTGAACGGGAACTCGAACTTCGTCTTGATCTTGCGTGCCTTGCGCTCCAGCTCAGCGAAGCTCGTCGCGTCCAGCCGGATGCTCCCGTGACCCGCGCCGGGCGTCTCGATCGTGACGTAGAACTTCCCGGTCTCGTCGCTGATATCGACCGGGAGGTCCTTCCCGGCCACGCTGATGGTGAGTGCGGTCCTCATGCCGACAGCCCTCCTGCCAGCCGCCTGGCCTCGTCGGCCGCATCGCGCACCGACTCGAACTGGCGAGCGCTCACGAAGTCGTTCCACGCCTTCTGGGCGTCACGAACGTCCGCGATGAGCTTGCGCAGCTCGGCCTTGTCCTCGTCGGACAGGCGCGGCATCGCGTCGTTGATGCTGCTGCTGCTGTAGGTCTGCTCGGTCTTGCCGCTGGCCCAGCGGATGAGCATGTTGCCGTTGGTGGCGTGGAAGCCCGTGACCATGCCGTCCTGGCCGATCCGGTTGGTGAACGGAAGCTCGAAGCGCACCAGGCGCAGGTCGGCCACCTTCTGCTCCAGCTGGCGGAAGCTGTCTGCGCTCACGTCGTTCTCTTCGCCCAGGTGCAGCGTGAACGTCGCCTTGTCCCACTCCTTGGGGTGCGTCTCCAGGTGCACCGGGAACGCCTTGCCGCTGACCGTGATGGTCAGGCCGGTATCCATCGTTATCGTCTCCTTGATCGTCGTCCGCGTTTCGCGGGGTGTTTACATCCTACTACAACCTACTCTGAAGCCAGCCGATTCCCCAGCTGCTCCAGTCCCCGGCGGCCAGTCTGCCAGGAGGTGCAGCTCGTGGGCTACTGCGATACCTGCGGCAGGTTCGCCCTGCTGCACGAGGTCCTCAAGATATGCAGGCTGTGCCAGCTGAGCTGGCAGCCGCACGACCGCCCGAAGGACCTGGGCATCCGCCGGTTAGGCTGGGCTCATGGGACAGCCGATCGCGCCGAGCACGCCGGTCCTGATGGTCGCCCTGATGAACCTTAACCAGTCCAGCCAGGCTGGTCCGCTGCCCAGGGTGCTGACCGGGCACAGCTTCTGGGCCAGCTCGCGCCAGGTGCAGGTCCTCATCGGCGCAGGCCAGGCCCGCCTCTGGACAAACGGCGATCCGCCAGCCCCTCCCGCTGAGCCCAGGCTGACGGTGAACGGGGTGCCGGGCATGGCCGCCGGGACCACGAACAGCTCACACTGAACCTCGTCTAGATCCCTACTCAGCCGGTCGGGAACTCAGCGGCGCAGCAGCAGCACCACGACCACGATGATGAGGATCAGGACGATCGCGCCGATTCCGATATACATGCCGGTGAGCTACCCGCCGCGCGCCATGTCATTCATGACGCGCTGGCGCACCGCCTCGGCGCTGGCCTCCCAGTGGGTGCGGACCTCAGGTGAGCTGCCGAACCAGTCAGGCAGGTGCTCGTCATGGACGCTCTTGTGCCCCGCGTCCTCGCTGTAGGCGTCGTAGGCCACCTGGCCCAGGCTGCGCAGGTCGGCCATCTCAGCCGCGCCCGAGGGACGGCACGCCCTGCATCTGGCCCTGGATAGCCGGGGGCAGCGCGGAGAGCTGGGCGGCCAGCACGTGGCCCCAGCAGATCCGCAGCAGGCCCAGCTGCGGCATGATCGAGATGGAGACCACCTCCGCGAACTGCGGGTCGGGCAGCTGCGCCAGGTGCACGTCGAGCTTCAGCGGCTCCTGGGTGTTCTCCTTCAGGCCCTGCTCGATCTCGGTCCTGAAATAGCGGTCGAGGTCGTTGCGGTACAGGCCCACGCAGATCGGGCAGAACTCCTTGCCCTCGGGCGGGACAGGGCCGTTGACCATCAGGATGGCTCGCATCGTGATCTTGATCCTCTCGTCGTTACGCGCCGCGCCGGGGGTCGGCCTGGCGGTCTGGTCTCAGCACGCTACCGGGCTCGTGGGCGCAGTCGCACAAGCGGCTGGCCAGCTTATCCAGGTCCGTGATGCCGGGGTCGAGCTGCCGGGCCACCTCGGGGCACTCGTGGTGCCGCCGCTCGCGGCACGGCGGGCAGATCACCGCTCGATGCCCTTGCGCTCCAGGTCGCGGATCGCGTCCCGCACCCGTGCTCGCTCCAGCTCGTCACGTTCCTCGCGGTCCTCGCGCTCCCAGCGCTCCAGGACCCACGTGAGCGCCTCAGCGGGCGTCTGCCGGTCCACGATGAGCAGCTGGTCCATGTTCACGTCCAGGTGCCACAGGACGCCCTTACGGACGTGCTCACGCTGTCCCCAGGCCGTGTCCGCCAGCCTGCGGCTGGCGTACAGCCGGATCATGCCGCTCGGCAGCCGGACCCAGGTGAACACCGCTTCGGGGTCGCCCTGCTGCGCGGCCCTGATGGCGTCGGCCGCGTGCTCGCGGTACTGCTCGATGCTCACGCCGCCTCCGTGATGAACTCGGTGCCGGGCGGCGGCGGGGCCATGCCCAGGATGGCCAGGTCGGCCTCGGTGTCAGTGATGATCATCGCGGTCAGGCAGCCCTCCCCGGCGAAGCCCTGGCAGTACCACCAGCCCATCAGGTCGTCGTGGGTCATCGGCCCGTGCTGGAGGCAGCTCAGCGTGATCACGGCACCTCGCTCATCATCAGCGGGGGCGGCGCGGCTACCGCACGCGCCATGTCCGGCCCGTAGCCGTCCGCCGCCTGCGGCCGGATCTCGATGCCGTACATCTTCTGGATGGGCTCGAAGCAGTCCTTGCACAGCTCCACGGGCTTCATCTCGTCGTAGCCAACCTGCTCGCCCTGGCTGGTGGTGTGCACGAGCGCCCCGCTCAGGTGCACCGTCAGGTTGATGCACTCCGTGCCGCAGCCGTCACAGAAAGTTTTCCGCATCAGAACCCAACCTTTCCGGGTGCTGAGGGCCTGTAGGAGACGGGCGGGTGGCGGCGAGCCCAGTGCCGCCGGTAGCGCGCCAGCGTCCTGCGGCGCGGCCTGCGGCTCCAGTCACAGGCCGCGCAGCTAACCCGCGAGCCGCCCTGGAGCGGCGGCGGGGTCCTCATCGTCATCGTCATCGATCCTCTCGATCTTGATCACTCTAGCCTTGCTGATCTCGCCGGTGGCGTCGAAGCAGCGTCGGCAGTGGTAGCTGGTCGTGTCCTTCCCCAGCATCAGCGCGTGGGCCTCGCATACGTCCGAGGCATCCAGGTGCTCGCCTATCGTGCACCCGATCCACGCCTTGTGGCTAGCGTTTCCCTTGCATCGCGCCGGGCCGCTGAAGATGACGCAGCCGCCGTCGGTGAGCTTGGCGTCATCCTGGTTCTCCCAGACCGGTGCCGGGCAGCCCATGAGCTGCTGGAGCCGGTCCTTAGGCGCTGCTGGCCCCGCCAGGGACAGGGCCTGAGCCCTGCGCCCGGACGAGGCCAGCAGCGCTTCGTCAGCGTCCCTCAGGTCGGTCAATTCAGATGGGCTTGAACTTCGGGAACAGCCAGACCTGCGTGAACGGGATGTTGCCGTTCGAGAACAGCCAGCGGGCCGTGCGATTGTTGCCCCGGAGCGGCGCGGACAGCAGCCGCTTGCTCACGCTGATGATGGTGTTGTAGACACCGCCGACGTGGCCGATCGCCAGGCTCTCGGGCACCGTGATCTGCTGGCCGCAGTTGTACGTCACCGCGTAGTGGAACACCTGGCCCCTGATCTTGACCTCCTTGGGCTTGCCGCCCAGGCAGATGCCGGGGTGGGCTTTCAGGGCCACGATAATGACGGACTTGAACCGCGCGATCTTCCAGACCTGCTCCGCGTTGTGCTTGCTGGTGCACGGGGCCAGGTAGACGTACCCGCCGACGTGCGTGGCGGTGGTCAGGCACGGGTGACGCTGCTGGTCGGCCGTGATGTGGCCCTCAGCGAGCGACGGCGGCGGGCCGGGCTTGGCACTGGCGGCCGGGGTTCCGAGCGTGGCAGCCAGGACCAGGGCGAGCGGCAGCAGCAGCAGCAGCCACAGCCAGCCCTTGCGGGGCTTGTGCATGTGCGTCTCCTTGTTTGACTAGGGGGCAGATCGGTGTCTACACCCAGTCGTCACCCATGTCAACACCCATGCCGATGAGCTGCTTGCCGCCGGGGGTCCAGTAGTTGCTGGCGTGGCGCTGGCGCAGCGTCAGCAGCACCGTGACGAGCCGGGGGCTGACCTCGGTGATGCTGTGCGCCTGGTCGTGGCCGAGCCGGTGGATGCTGAACCGGCGGTGCCGCTTATGCGTCACCTTGGCCAGGTCCTCCGGGTCGGTGTAGACATCCTCGTCGTACCAGCCGAGCTTGCCGCTGAAGAACGTGCGGCTGTGGTCATGCGGGTATTCCCGCTGGTCATCGGCCATGTGCACGCGGGTCACGTCCAGGCCCAGGTAGGGCGTGCGGAAGACGATGAACCGGGTCAGGAAGCGCTCGCCGTTGATCTCGGACGTGTAGGGCCAGTACGCGCACCAGCGGCCCTCGTGATTGCGGCCGACGCCCAGCAGCGCCCAGTTGGGCATGCCGCCGTTCTTGCGCTCGGTCTTCGCGGTGACCTGCGGGTTATCAGTGATCGTCATCAGAATCGGTTCCTCCAGAGTGTCTTGCGGTGGGTCCAGCGCCACCAGAAGGGCTGGTGCTGGCGGTAGTCGGCCGACATGCCGCAGCTGCACAGCGCGTCGGTCTCATGTGGCGGCACCTCGTACTTGTGAGGGCCTGTCGCGTTGATCTTCATCGTGGTCCCGTGGCATCCTAGCCCGGCTCGTTGGCCGGATGCGGGGCTTTCGGCTCAGGCAGCCGGGAACCGCGCCGCCGGGGCTCGGCGTCGGCTGCCTTCCTCACCAGCCTGGCCAGCCTGGCCAGGTCGTGCACGGGCAGATCGGCCAGCGCATTCGTGATCGCGTCATCGGAGCACGCGACCACGAACCGCAGGTTGTCCCGGCAGAAGCCGGGCGCGATCGGCATCATCCGGTCATGCGCCTTGGTCATCGCGGGTCCTCCAGGTCGCGGATGGCCGTGATGAGCCGGTCGCGGTCCCAGAGCCCGGCCGCGTCAGCGAGGCTGCCAGCCCTGTTCTGGTCCTGGAGCCGCAGGTACTCCGCGAGCAGGCCCACCCTGTCCAGCTTCGCCAGCCGGTGCACACGGCTGGCCATGCGGGTGCGCCACTCCGTTTGCGGGCCGGTGACCTGGCCTGATCCCCAGCTGCCCTCGATCTCAGACATCATCGTGGCCGCCCTCCTTCGCGCGGTAGGCGCGCACGCCGATGTCGGCGTACAGGCGCTTGCCGCTCGGGATCAGGGCCAGGATGACCGCCGGGGTGACGCCCTCCCTGGCCGCCAGCGAGCCCTGCACCGGGATGCCCCGGATCTTGTAGTCGGGCGTGATCGCCAGCGGCGAGATGATGTCGCCGGTCAGCCTGCGGGCCTCCCGGAAGGCATTGCCCTCCAGCTCGTCCGGGGTGTCCCCGGTGACCAGCACGAAGACGGTGTAGCGGATCTCCTGCTCACTCATCGGGGCCGTCCTCGTCCTCGGGCACCCAGGTCCAGGTGCCGCCGCCGTGGTTCTTCACGGCCTCGTCGCCCAGGTACTCGACGTTGGACCGGAACACCTCGATGCCCCGGCGGATGTCACCGGCACCGGCCGTGACCAGATCCAGCGCGACCATGCTGGGCATGGCATCGCCCTCGGCGTCGGTGTAGTTCTGGGTCAGGTAGCGGACCACCTGATCCGGGCTGGTGCAGATCTCATTGCCCAGGTAGCGGTCGGTCATCGTGATCGTTGTCCTCTCGTTGCGCGGCCTTGCGCGCATGGTGTGCTTCCGCCCACTGGAGCAGCGGGCGCTTGATGGCGAACAGGGCCAGGATGCCGATGAACACCAGAATCCCGACCCACAGCGGCTCTGGCATCATGCCGCCCTCTCGGTCAGCGAGCTGATGTCCACCAGCTCAGCTAGCTCGGCCATGGTGCGCGGGTTGCGCGCATCCGGCCCCTGGTAGTGCGGCGGGGTCCAGAGCACCTGGAATCCGTGCCGCCGGACCCGGTACTCGGAGGTGCGGCCATCGATGCCGATGGCCTGCACCTCCAGGCAGCCCGGCCCGTCGAAGACAGGCTGGCTCATAACCGGATCAGCCTGCAATTCAGCAGGTCGCGGTAGTTGGACGTGAAGTGGTTGCGGTGCCCGTAGACATCGCAGTCGTACGTGTGGCCCGGCACCAGCTGGGCGTACAGGTCGGTGCTGTTGAACTTGCCGTGCCAGAAGGCGTCGGTGTCCTTGAAGGTCTCGCCTGGCGTGGTCGGCGTGCCCCTGGTGAAGATCAGGTACTGATGGCCGTTGCTGCCGGTCGCCTGGTCGTCCTTGGACGCCACGGTCAGCGTGACGTGGGTCTCGGTGCCGAACTGGTAGCTCCAGACCCAGTAGCTGATGCCCGCCAGCCCGCCCAGGATGGCCAGCAGGATGAGCCAGCTGCCGATGTGCAGCCGGTGGCTGTCACTGCGGATGCGGCTCGGCCGGGGCACGTAGTACGTGCTGCGCTCGCGGTAGGCGCTGGGCCTGGTGAACGGCCGGTCGTCTTGCGGGTAGGTCATGATCGTTATCGTCTCTCCGTGAGATGGTGGGTGCAGGACCCGCCTATGTCCGTCTCGCGCTCAGGATGTCTCGCCTAGCTCGCGGCTGCATCGTCTTCCGTCCGGGTCCTGCACTCGTGTAAACACCCTACCAGTGCTCCGGTATTCCGAACAGGAACACCGCGCCGGTATGGCGGTCGGTCATGACGAAGCCGTGCACCACGCAGCCCTGCTGCGGAGCGCCGGGATCGCCCCAGTCGTACCGCCGCTCGCACGCGCAGATAACCGGACCCCAGAACTGCACCTGGGCGTAGCTCTCGCGCTCGAATCGGTGGACGGCATCATGAAACGCCTTCTCGGCGGCCTCGTACGCCGGGTTCACCGCCTGGCCCTGCTGCGCCGCGAGCATGGCGGCCAGCTGCGGGGGCAGCTCCCCGATCTCGGTCACGGGGCTGTCTGCCAGTTGCGCGCGATGGCCAGCCTGGCTGCGCTCAGCGTCATCTCGCCCGCGCAGACATCAGCCCTCAGGTCGTTTTCCACAGGGTCCTTCACATTGGGGACAGGACCGACCTCGGGCCACAGGTTGGTGATGTCGTTGCTGCCGCCCAGCTCCAGCGGCACCAGGTGGTCCAGCTCGCTGGTCGCGGCGGTCGGGATGTCGTAGGCCGGGTAGGCCACGCTGAACTTGGCGCGGGTCGTCTGGCTGGCCGGCGGGCGCACTGTCGCGGTCCAGCCCTTCATGCAGATGGTCGAGCGGATCGTCGCCTGGGTCACCTTGGCGTCGGTGCTGCCGGGCGTGCACAGCGGATCAGGCAGCCTGCCGCTGTCCCGCACATGGCACTGGCCGGGCCTGAGCGACACGCTGTAGGTCACGCGGCCCTCCGTGCCGCTGATGACATGCAGGGAAGCGCCAGCGCTCGCTGAGGGCGTGCTGGGGGCCTTCTGGGCCGGGCTGCTGCTGGCGGGGCTGGCTGAGCTGGCTGGCGGTGTGCCAGGTGCCTGAGTGCCAGCGGGCACAGCCGCGCTCGTGCACCCGGCCAGCAGCGCCAGCCCTGCCAGCCAGGCTGCCCTACTCACCGCGCCTGCCCGCGCGCTTGGCCCAGCGCACCCGCAGCCCTCGCGGCGCGTCGGTCTTGACGCGCACCTGCTCGGCGGTGAACCTGTCCAGCTGAGCTGGCGCGGGCACCTTCGGCTTCTGCCAGCTCTCGTCCCAGGTGGCCACCAGGCCCTCCAGGTCGTGCCGCTGAGCCTTGCGCGGCATGGACGGGTTGCGGCGGGCGAAGTCGTGCCGCGCCTTATGGCGGTAGCGGCGCGTCTGTGCTGGCGTCATCGGGCCGCTGCGCTCACCGCAGTAGCTCGCCAGCCTGCGCACCTGGGTCATCGGCGGGGTCTCGCTCATGACGGCTCTGCCGTGATGTCGATGTCCTCGCCCACCTGGCCCAGCAGGTCGGTGATCACCTCGTAGCCCTCGTTGCTCACGCCCATGGCGTGGCCCTCGTCGGCGTACTCGGGGTCGATCGTCATCGTGATGCGGATCTTGCTCACGGCGTCACCAGCCGCTCCACTAGCACGCGGTACTCCCAGCACAGCCAGCGCAGGCTGTCGCGGTCGCGCAGGATGCCGTGCTGGTCGCGGCGCTGGATCTGGCTGGATTCCTGCATGGTGGCGGCCTCGGCGTCCAGCTCGGCCGCGCGCCTGCTGAGCAGCTCAGCCAGCCTGGACGTGGTGAGCGGCTTGTCCTGCTGAGCCCGGTCGATCTCGGCGCGGATGTCCTCGGGTGTCTTCATGACCATCGTGATCGTCTCCCTCATCGTGGTGCCGCCAGCCCGGCCAGGTGGGCTCGGAAGGCGGCTATGGCCTGCTTCGCGGGCAAGCGTACAGCTACGAGCAGCGGCGCGCAGCCGCGCCTGCACGTGCAGTTCACGCAGATCTTGTGCTGGTTGCCGACGTAGCCGAGGACTATCCGGTGCTCGGCCTCGGTGTCCAGCACCAGGTGCACGTTTTCACTCTACGCTGACCTGCGGTTACGGCTTCTTCTTGTCGATCTTCTCCTGGATCTTGTCAATGCCGCCCGGCTTGATCTCGGCATCCTTGGAGTCGCCCTCCTTCTTGATCTCTTCCTTGATCTTCTTGTCTTTGTCCTTGTCAGACGCCATATTCGCCAGTCTGTTCGTATCAGGAGCCAGATCATGGTGCACCAATTGGTGCAGCAGCACTCACTCGGCCTCGGCGGTCAGGTCGGCCAGGGCGTACAGCTCGGGCCAGTTCAGCACCTCGTTGGGCATCCCGGCCGCTGGCGGGAAGCGGACGATCTGGCCGTCCTCGTCGCGGGCGATGCCGAGCGCCAGCTGGATCAGCTCGACTCCCCGCGCGATGTGGATCAGCAGCGCCTCGGTGTTCCAGCCCTCGATGGAGGGCGAGGTCACCGGATGCGCCCTGCCAGCCTCTGTGGCTGCCGCTGTGGCCCTGTCCACGATCTGTCCCGGACTCAGCTCGGGGTCGTCGGACAGGGGCAACTGGGGCTGCTCGTAGCCGCTGGCGGCCCTGGCGGCCTCCACGGTCTGCGAGCGCACGCCCCGGTACTCGGTGAGCACCGCGTCATAGGCGTCCCGCAGCTGCGTGCCGGTGACCGAGGTGCCGTCCGCCAGCCCGATCATGGAGTCGCGGAAGCCGCCGGTCTCGCGGTCCTCCAGGTGCGAGCCGATCGAGCTGGGCGAGCTGAGCCGGGGCTTGGGGCTGAGCTTGTCCCAGTAGGTGGCGAACCAGCCGACCGCATCGGTGCGGGGCTGCTGGTCCTTCAGCCAGCTTGCGAACGTGGCCATGTGTGTCTCCCATCGTCATCGGAACCGTACCCCCATCCTAGCCTGTCCAGCCGGTTGACGCAGCCCTCGTTCAAGTTCTAGATGAGAGTTCCTAGAATCTACATTCTTCACAACAATTACACGTTTTTTGGTAGAACTTTCTCTATATAGGGGGGGTGTTTACTTCCTCTCTATAGGGGACTTCTTGACCGATTCGTGTAAAAGGTGAAACTAACTAAGATATATATAGGATGATCTAGGCTAGATGGTCAACCAAAGTTGACAGGCTAGAGCGTCAGGACGGTCACGTTTCTTACACGCTTTGCGGAAGACTCTCAGACCTTCGCATTCCAGTCGGCGTTCCAGCTCACTCCGTCATATCTGCGCGAGATCTTGTTCCGTACGATCCCCGGATACCTGCCCAGCTGGTCCATGAACTCGATCTTGTGCAGCCTGGCCGATCCCTTGCTCCACTGCTCGTAGGCCCGCCAGGCTTCCTGCTGCGGGACGTAGCCCGGATAACCGCCGGTCACCATGGTGTCAGCGACGAAATCGCCCACCGTGTTCTGCTCGGCCGCGTACTGCTCGGTGGCCGCCTGCACGTCCAGCGGCATCTCCAGGCCCCCGGTCCTGAAGTATTCGCGGCAGCCCATGGCCAGCAGCGCCAGGATGCCCTCGCGCTCGCTGTGCAGGATCGAGGACGCCAGGTGCGGGTCCATCTCACCGGCTGGCACCGTCGGCCCGCCGGGGAAGACGATGATCCGCCGCCGCATCGCGGGATCGAAGTTCACCAGGGTCGGCATCGCGTTCGTAGCCACCCAGATCGTCCAGGTGGACCAGGTGCGCAGTTCCTCGGTGGCGTAGTGGCGGTTGACCGATACCACCGGCTCCCCGGTCAGCCGCTTCAGCTGCGCCTCATCGATGCTCATCCACTTGCTGGTCTCGGTGATGGTCAGGAACCGCTTGCCCCGGATGCTGTTCTCGGTCCTGGCGTTGCGCCCGTGCCGGACGACTGTTATCAGGTCGGCGTCCGAATTATGGGCCAGCGGCCCGAGTACCTGGGCCACGATGTGCAGGAGCTGGCTCTTCCCGCTGCCCGTCGGCCCGCTGATGAAGAAGATCTTCTGCTCGCGGTTGTCACCTAGCAGGCTGTAGCCAAGGCACTTCAGGAAGTAGCAGTAGACCTCGTAGTTGCCGCCGAGCATCCGCAGCGCCATCTTGCGGAACCTCGGGCAGTCGGCCTGCGGGTTCCAGCGGTAGGGCAGGGAGTAGGTGATCAGGTCGGACTTGCGGTGCGGCTGCGGGACCAGGCTGGCCAGGTTGACGGTGCAGTTGTCGAAATTGAGCAGGCCCGATGTCCGGTTGCCCGCGTCCATCACGTCCTCGGTGCAGCCGCAGGTGCGCTTCAGCAGCCCGGTCAGCCCGGCCTGACCGGCCTCAGACCGCAGCCTGGCGGCGTATTTCTCGCATGCCAGCCAGGGTGCCCAGGCATCGGTGCGGGCCTTGTTCCTGGCGCTCTCCGATGCGTCCGTGGGTGTCCGGCGGTCGGCGTCGGACAGCACCCAGCCTTTCGCCGCCTCCAGCATCTGGTCGAGCCGGTTGGAGAAGTCCAGGGTCACCCGGTCCATCTCGCCGCTGTGATCGGGCGGGTGCGCCTTGCCGTTCCACACGTGCCAGGTGCCGGTGAGCCCGGTGTGGTGCAGCCCGCCGTCGCGCTCGCCGTCGATGGTCCTGGCCGCGATCTTGTCGTTGCCGGGCAGCGCGGCCTGCGTGGCCCCGGTCGCCATCCGCCCGTCATCCCAGAACGCGAGGTACTGCCATGTCCCGCGCGGGCCGCGCGCAGGCTCGCTCACCTGTCGTCACCGATCCGCTGTGCTGGTATCGTCTTCATCGGGCCGCCTCCATATCAGGCATCCACGGGCGGGCTGCGCTTCTGGGGAGTCGCGCGGCCCGCCTTCTGTTGTATGCGTGCGCCCGCGAACCTGGGCGGGGTCCGGGCTCGGGCTGTTCCACGCTACACCGCGCTCAGCCCCCGCAGAAGGAGCACAGGTATCCGTCCTCACCCGCGTCCCGGCGGATGGCCTCACCGGGCTCCCAGCGCTCGCCGCAGCCCCGGCAGACGCCGCTCCAGCGGGCCTCGATCCACGGACCCAGGCCGTCCTCGGGATTGGCGGTGCGCCACATCGCGGCCCAGTCAGTAGTAAGGTCCGCAGGCGGGCCGGTTCGTGAGCGCCTATCGGCAATGACTTTGTGCGCGCACATGCTCACGGGCAGCAGGCACCGATAGCAATACAGCTCAGCCATGGCGTCGGAGCCAGGACGCAGCCGACGCGGCATCGGCGTCCTCGGCGGCCCGGCGGCGGTCGATGAACCGGCGGGCCGAGTCGATGCTGACCAGCACCTCGTCCCACGGGTAATCGCGCTGATCGGTGTGATCCCAGATGACGCGCAGGCTGCCGGTCACCTCGGCCACGCCAGCTGGCGTGGTCCCGAACTTGCGGAACAGCGAGCACGCCACCCGGTGCATCATCGAGTTACGCTCGCCTCGCGGGATGCCGCTGACCGTCAGCCCGTCCGGGTCCGGGAGCTGCCCGTGCGAGTTAGCCGGTGACCCGGCGGAAGCGGCATCCCGCGCCCACAGCGCCAGCCAGCCCGGTGCGGCCACGGGCTGGCACGGGCACGACCCGCCGCCCCATCGGTAGCTCACCAGCACCTCGCCGCTGCGCTCGCCGTCATGGCCCCCGGCGGTCACCCAGACCGATGAGGGAGCCGCCGCGACGTATCCGCCCGCCGCCTTCAGGTCCACGCCGGGCAGGATGCCCTGGCGGCCGGGGACGCCCTGCGCGGCGTACCACAGGTGCATGCCGCCGCTGGGTGTCTCGGCGGCGGGAGCTGGCCACGGCAGCTGGCCTCCCCAGGACCGCAGCCACTCCCCGAGCGCCACCTCGCCGTTGTTCCCGTGCTTCACGTCCAGGTCGAGCACGGCCAGGCCGGATGCCCCGCACGCGATGCCGATGTTGGCGGCCGGGTCCAGGTCCCACCAGCGGCGAACCTGTCCTGCGTCAGCGGTCGCCCAGTGCACGCCGCCACGGTCGCCCAGCATCTTGTGCGGCCTCTTGCCGCCAGCCTCCAGCGGCAGCACCGCCAGCCCCATCGAGGCGTAGGTCCCGGCGGCAGCGGCGAAGGGCATCCGCGCCCAGTCGTGCCCGCACATGAGCTACGCCTGCTCGAACAGGTGCCAGACGTAGGGCTCCGCGATGGCGGTGCCCCGGTAGGTGGTGTCATCGGGCACGTCGTGCCCGGTGCCGAAGACCCGCAGCCTCGCGGTGAACGGGGTGCCGACACCGGCCAGCGCCCAGACGTGCACCACATCGGTGACGCCGTTGCGGCTGGCGACCTTCACGATCGGGCCGGACAGCTCAACGTCGTGCCACTTGCCATCGACCTTGATCTCATAGCGGTAGACGTTCATTCCGCCGCCGCCTTCGCGGCTGAGTTCATCAGCTGCTCGAACAGCAGCTCCAGGGTGGGCACGCCGCCCTTGACGCTGAGTACCGCGACCTCGCGCCCGAAGACGCCGACCTTGGTCACGTTGTAGATGTACGGCTGGTCGAGCGGGCTGGAGGCCGGGATGGTGACCTGGCCCTCATCGAGCTGGCTGGGGTGAACGTCCCTGGTCATGCCCTCCAGGGGTCCGTCGAGAAACACGGGGTGCTTCATGATGCTCCTATCTTGATCGGGATCTTGCGGCTACGATACCCGGCTGGAACAAGCATCCGGGATCGGGTGTTTACAGCAGTGACGATAACGATGAAGGAGAGACATGACCACCGTTCTAGACCTGCGCGCCCACGCGCAAGACAGGATGAACCGCATCAGGCAGAACCTGAGCGCCGCAGCCGATGAGTACCTCCAGGCCCTGGAAGACGAGGACTGGAAGACGCTGGGATTCCCCGACGTGGAGACCTGGCGGGCCGAGCTGATGGCTGGCGTGAAGTTCAGCAAGGCCGCCCGGCAGGCGATCGTGAAGACGCTGACCGTCCAGGGCAAGACCCAGCGGCAGATCGCCGCCGCGACCGGGGCCGGGATGGGCACCGTCGAGCGCGACCAGAAGGAAGTTGGTGCACCAAGTGGTGCACAAGCATCACCGCGTCAGCTGGCCGCCCGCGACCGCGAGGCCGCCAAGGACCGGCAGGCACTGCCGAAGACGAACTTCCAGCAGCCCCGGCAGCAGAGCGCGCCGGGTCCGCGACCGGCGGTGCAGCCGCCAGCCGATCTGCCGCCAGCCCCGGCCGACCCGAAGCTCACTGAGCACGCTGAGTTCGATGCCAGGGTGCGTCCCTGGCGGGACCAGGGCCTGAGCCGCGAGCAGATCGCCACCACGCTGGGATCGACCCGCGCCAGGGTATGGGACGCGCTCAGCCGCCTGGAAGGCGAGGACCGCGCGCTCCGCTCGTGTACGTGCGGTAACGCCAGCAGGGTGTAATGTTTGTTTACACCGGAATGACACAACGGGAGAGGAAGATCACGATCATGACCAACTACACCGAGGCCGTCACCGAGGCCCGGACGCTGGTGAAGCGCTCGGAGACCGATCAGTGGCGGCTGGCCCAGCTCACCTGGGAGAACGCCAGCCCGTACGAGGCCGACGGCAAGATGAGCCTCACGCAGTGGAGCAGGGACGTGGGCGTGAGCCTGTCCTATGCGGGCCGCCTGCGCAGGGTCTGGGAAAACTACCAGACCACTAGGAATCTAGACGAGGTTCAGAACCTGCCTCCCTTCAACGAGGCGTACCGCGAGGTCTCCCCGCACAGCGCCTACACCCCGCCTGCGGATGCCGTCCGCGACATGCAGCCCGAGCGCAAGGCCGAGGTGGCCCGCGAGCTGCTGGCCGACCCGGCGGTAGCCGATCAGGTCGTCAGCGATCCCGCGTTCGGCAAGAACGTCTGGGACGCCAGGGTTCGCAAGGAGCGCACCCGGCAGGCCGAGGTCCAGCGCACGCTGAGTGACAACCCGGACCTGGGCCAGGCCAACCGCAAGCTGGGGGACACCGATGCCCAGCTGAGCCTCGGCCAGGTGCTGTCCAAGTTCGCGGCGGGCGTGGCCGAGGTGCTGCCCCGGTGCGGCCCGGTGAATGAGGGCGAGCGCTTCTGGATCGAGGGTGCCCGCGACCGCGCGCAGCTCGCGCTCAACGCGGTCAACGAGTACCTCGCCACCGGGGAGCTGATCTCCGATGACGAGCTGACCCGGATGGCAGCGGGCGAGTCCGCATGAGCATCGGCGGCGACTGCATCCACGACATCCGGGCCGAGTGGTGCCTGGACTGCAACCCCCCGGCCGATCCTGTCTCCAACCCGCAGATCTGGGGCGAGCAGGCGTTCGAGGTCATCCCGGTGGATGACCCGATCCCGCTGGCCGAGGCAGCTGACCTGGCTGGCTTGTCCGAGCACCAGTTCAGCACGGGCGTGGCCTGGCTCCGGGAGACCTACCCGGACCTGCCGCTGGTCAGCTCCCGCAACGGCCTCCAGTTCACGCTGGACGCCGATCAGGTGCTCCAGTTCCGCGCCGCCCGCATCCGCAGCTCCCTGACCACGGTCAGGCGGGTGATCCGGGGTGCGGTCCTGCCGTACATCAGGCAGGTCAACCCCTCGGCAGAGCGCCAGCTGGCGCGGCAGGCCAACCGCCTGTTCGAGGACATCCAGGAGCTTCTGGACATCCCCGTCTGATGCACGAACCGGGTGCCCGCGCCTGCGGGCACCCGGCCGACGATCACGATAGAAGGAGAGAAATGCCAACCCCGAGACGTATCAACCGAAGCTCCCCGTCGCTCTTGTCTAAGAGCGAGCAGGAAGCCTTCGTCAACGCGGTCGAGCAGCGCGATGAGGTCCTCAGGGGCCTGGAGGCACTGCTGGGCGTCACCTGGGCTGATCTGAGCTTCGGTGAGAAGGTCAACGCCGCCCAGGCGTACCAGGAGAGCGGTCGCGGCGCTGCCGTCATGGCAGTAGCGGCCAGGGCCTGGCGGGACCTGGAAGAGCTGGGTGATGCCGCCACCGGCAAGATCAGCCTGGCTGACGAGCTGATCCGGGCTCGTGAGTACATCGACCAGCTGCGCGTCGAGAACGAGTCCCTGCGCCAGCAGGTGGCCAGGAGGGCATCATGAGCGCAAGGGACCTGTTCCACGTCGATGATGCCTTCGTGACGTATGAGGCACAATTGCAGATCAGGGACTTCCTGGTCGGCGGCGTGCCCAGCGGCCCGAGCACCATCCGCAACTGGCTCCGCGCCAGGCTGGACGCCGGGGACACCGAGCTGGAAGAGATCATCCGCGAGACGATGGCCGAGCGCAATAGCCCGATGAGCATCGATGAGCAGCTCACCCTGCTCATGGCATCGGATGCCAGCCCCTCGGTCAACGGATTCAAGAGAATGCCGACTGGTGAGCTGGCGTATGAATCCCGCTGCCTGAAAGGCGGGTTCAAAGAATGGGCCAATTCGGCTTATCCCGGATTGGACTGGGACGGGAAATGGGCGTCAAAGGACCCCGCTCCCGAGCCCGCTGCCGTTCCCGATCTCCCGGCCAAGGGAAAGCGCAAGCCCCCGGCGCGCAAAGCCGTATACGGCGTAGCGGGCCAGAAGGGCCTGCTGTCCACCGCAGCTGAGCGGGTGTTCTTCGACCCGCCGCTGATCGGCCTGGGCGTCACGGAGCCGAGCGCAGTAGAAGAGCGGATCAAGCGCGTTCGTCTTCCCGACGGCCGACCGGCATCCGCTATCTCCAGGGTCGAGGTGGTCGAGAAGCCGCTATTGACCTTCGTGGTCAAGATCCGTGACAATTTCCTTTCCGATGAGGCATTGGGCAGGATCTGGATGACCGGCGAAGAAATCGGAATTGGCGCAGACCGCGCCCGATCCGACGGGAGATTCGATTTGGTCTCCTGGAAAAGAATCTCGTAGTACCTTGTATCACTGATACGCCACGGGCCGGGCGTCGGGAGACGCCCGGCTTGATGTGGCTAACCAAACGCAATTTGACTTCCCCAGCCCTGTCACGTCAGGTCTCACCAAACCCGCCCGACTCGCCAGCCCCAGACGGATCAGGCCCCGCCTCGTCCTAGCCTCGCCAGCCCGACTAGCCTGCCCCTCGCCCCGCCATGTTCCGGCCGCGCTCATCTTCACGCCCCGCCAGCCCGACATGCCGCACCAGGCCCTTCCGTCCCGGACCGACTACCCGGCCCTCGCCTTAGCCGACGCCCAGCCCCGCCGACTTGTCGCGCCCCCCTCGTGTCAAGCCTCGTCCGCGCCTGCCCGTCCCTGGCCGCACCGACTCGCCAGTTTCACTATCGCGCCTCGCTCGCGTGCATCCTCGCGCCTCGCCTTCCCGACCACCCGCAACTCGCCTGCCCGCCCCCGAGCCGACTTGTCACCTCCTTGCCTTGGCCAAGCCATCACCCGCCGACAAGCCAACCCGAGCCGCCCCCGGATCGCCCCGAGCCGCTCCGTGCCCTGCCGACATGCCGCGTCATGCCATCTCGCGCCTCGCCCGGCCAGGTCTCACCGACTCGCCATCCCATGCCCCGTCAACCCGCGCCGACTCGCCAACTCCTGGCCCTGTCACCAGCGCACCGCGCCGATCCGTCCCACACCCACCCGACTCGCCGCGCCTGGCCGAACACGGACCTCGCCGTGCCCGTCCGACTTCCCCAGCCTTGGTCAGCTCCTTGCCGTATCAAGCCGACCACCCTTGCCTAGCCTCGTCAGCCCGTGCCGACTACCCACGAGCAGCCCCACCCATGAACGAGCCTGGCCATGCCTCACCGACGAGCCGCGCCGTGCCCCGCCCTGTTCTCACCCACCCCTCATCAGACCGACTGGCCTTGGCCATGCCTGCCCTTGCCGCGCCCGTCTCAGGCCCCGCCGTGCCCGACCGACGTACCCTGCCTGCATCTTTCCGCACCTGACCATCTTGACTAGCCTTCCCATCGCCACGCCCACGCCACGCCTCGCCGCTCCCCGCCGACAGTCCGTGTCCCGTCAGATCACGCCTGCCCTAGCCATTCCGCACCGACTAGCCCAGCCTGCCCGCCTCACGCCCGGCCGCACCGACTTGCCTCGCCGCGCCGCCCCCTTCATCCAGCTCAGACCGACTGGCCGTCCCTCCCCATCCCGATCCGCTCCGACTCGCCATGCTCTAGCCGAGCCTGCCCGACTATCCTCGCCTATCCGCGACCGAGCCAGGTCTTCCCACGCCGACTACCCGAGCCGCGCCTGCCCATCCCGACATGCCCCGCCCCGCCTCGCCATGTTCACTCCGGGCCATACCGACCATCCCTGCCTCTGTCTCGCCACCCCCAGCCGACTTGCCGTCCTCTGACCCGTGCCTGCTTCCTGCCCGGCCTAGCCCTCACGACCCGTCAGTCCAGCTCATGTCCCGTCCCGCCGTCCCTCGCCCTGCCGACGCGCCAGTCCATACCACGGCACCCCTCTCCAGACCAGCACGACTTGCCTCGCCATGCCCCCGACCTCACCCGGCCCAGACCGACTCACCTCGCCTCCCCATCCCTATCCGACTCACCTCGTCAACCCTCCCCTTGACCGCCCGACTTCCCGAGCCTTCCCGTGCCGCGTCTCGCCGTCCCGACGAGCCTGATCACGCCGTACCTCGCCTGCCCGCACCGACTCGCCCGGCCACGCTCTGCCTCCAGCCCGGCCTTGCCTGATCGACTGGCCCAACCCAACCGATCCACACCTCGCCACGCCAGCCCGACCCGCCAGCCCGCAGCTCACCACGCCATCGCATGCCGACTGACCTCGCCTTACACCTCACCTGGCCCGACCCTGCCGACTCGCCAATCTCTCTGCCAGGCCCCTCCTTGCCGTCCCGAGCCTGCCCGACGGCCCAGGCCCGCCCGATCCGCGCCGGTAGCAAGCCAGCCCGGCAAACCTGTGCGACCCTGACTCCATGGCACCAACCGAAAGCAAAGTGAAAGCATCGACCACCGCAGCTGCGATCAGCGGCATGGGCTTGTGGCTGCTGGGGCGGTATGTATTTAAAGGTGCAGTACCTGATGTCGTCACCTCATGGACGTACGTCCTGGTGCCGGGCATCCTGGCCTGGGCAGCCGGGTACGCGGCGCACCATACGCATAGACCGGACCTGGAGGACCGATCGGCGGGGCTGCCTGGCATCGCCACCCTCGGAATCCCTCCGACACGCCCTGTGACCAGGAATAACACCGAGCCACCGCCTGTTCCGGTGACCGAGGAAGGGGGAGCCCAGGCCCCTCCCGTGTAACCTGGCCGGATAGGAAACGATGACGATGAAGGGAAGTCCGATGGCTGTGCTGGTCGATGGACGTGAGATCGCAGGCGAGCTGGCCTGCCCGCCGGTCAGCACCGAGCTGGACGAGAACGACCGCAAGCGTGACAGGTGGGTCACGTTTGAGCTGTACCGCCTGGACAACGGGGGCTGGCTGGCGCACCGGGTGGGGGAGTCGCGGGTCTACCACACCCTGAACACGCGGTGCGTGACCAAGACCGGCCGCCCGAGCGGCGACCCGGCCGCCATCGGCCAGCTGCCCGATGACGCGGTGCCCTGCCCGAGGTGCAGGCCGGACTACCCGGAGAACCTGCCCGACACCGACGGGCCGGTGGCGAGGTTTGAGTTCGCCCGCCACACCTGGGACGAATGCCCGACCGCGTACCTGGTCAAGGAGAAGCTCACGACGATCAGGAGCCGCGACGGCACGACCAGCACGGTCACGTCCGATCCGGTCGGCAAGCTGCTGCGTGGCGCGGCGCGGAACTACCCCGAGTTCATCCCGCTGGTGACGCCAGCGGCATAGACTGTAAACACCTACGATGACGATGAGGATGACATGAAAGAACCACTGACGGTGAAGCCGAGCCCGTGCGCGAGCTGCCCCTACCGGGTCGGCGTGCCCAGCGGCGTCTGGGCGGCATCGGAGTACGACGCGCTGACCGCCTTCGACGGCGAGCCCTCCGGGCAGGCCGTGAGCCTGTTCATGTGCCACCAGGCCGATGAGAAACTGTGCTCGGGCTGGGTCGGCCACAAGGACCCGCACGACATGCTGGCGCTGCGCCTGGGCGTCGTCAGGGGCCAGGTAGCGCCCGAGGCCCTGGAGTACGAGACCGACGTGCCGCTGTTCGCCAGCGGCGCTGAGGCGGCCGAGCACGGCAAGCGGGACATCGACCACCCGTCCGCCGAGGCCATGGAGCAGGTGTCCAAGATCATCACGGTGCGCGAGAAGCGCGGAGAGCCGGTGAACCTGTCATGAACGTCGATGTCAGCAACCTGGAGCCGGGCACGTTCGGCGTCAGCCACGGATCGGGCATGGGCGGGGAGATCATCCGCCACGCCACCGGCAGCTGGGCCGGGCATGCCTTCGTGTACGTGGGCGGCGGGATCATCGTGGAGGGAGCGCCGCCGGTAGCCAGGCTGGCATCGGCCGCCCACTACGGGGACGCGATCTGGGCGTGGCGGATGTACGACGTTCTGAGCAAGGAGCACAGCGCCCCCGAGATCGAGGCCATGAAAGCCAAGGTGGTCGGCCGGGCGCACGCCCTGGTCGGCACCGCGTACGACTGGCCCGCCTACATCGGCTTCAGCCTGGAGGTCCTCGGCCTGCGCAGCGGCAAGGAGCTGAGCCCGTTCTTCGTGCATGACAGCTACCGCGTGTGCAGCGCCCTGGTCGATGACGCCGAGACGTTCGGCGGCGTGCCGATGGACTTCGTGCCCGCTGACGGGCCGGGCATGGACGCCAGCCCCGGCACCCTGGTGACCATGCCGCCGAATTTGGTGGCCCCCGGAATGTTGTTGGGTCTCATGCAGCGGCTGGATTGGGCTTAAATGGACGCATACGCCGTCGCACGGAATACGGCTAATCAAATCGACAGTTCAGCCCATGTCCCGTCGGATCGCGCCACACCAGGTCTTACCGACAAACCCGATTCAAGACGATGAGCGCACCCAGCGGAAAATTGCACTACAGCAGCTGGGTGCGCGAGGGCTACACGCTCTGCGGCCGGGTGATCAAGGGCAGCCTGCGGGTGACCCCTGAAGTCGGCAAGATCACCTGCATCATGTGCAAGGGCAGCCCGGCGCTGGACGGCCTGCTGGGCAACATGACCCACGCGGGGCACTGATGCCCGACGGTGCGCTCGATCACGTCAAGCTGCACCGCGTGGACAGCCTGGCTGAGCTGGACAACTGCCGCCGCTGGGCATCGGAGCGGCGGGAGACACCGCTGTTCGCTGACACCGAAAGCGGCGGGCTCAACCCGCACAAGGACCGGCACCGGCTCAGCCAGCTCGGGGACAAGCGGCACGGCTGGGCCTTCCCGGTCGGCTGGACCGGCGCGTTCATGGAGCTGCTCATGAACTACGCCGGGCTGATCGGCTTCCACAACAGCCCCTATGACTGGCGGGTGCTGACCGTGCACGCGGGTGCCGTCCCGCAGTGGCACAAGACCGAGGACACGCTGCTGCTCGGGCACATCACCGACTCACTGCGGCTGGCCGGGCTGAAGCCGCGCAGCGCCCAGGAGATCGACAGCCGGGCCATACGCGGCGAGACGATGATGCTGGAGGGCATGGCCGCCCGGCACTGGACGTTCGCGGACGTGCCCGACACCTGGGCTCCCTGGTGGATGTACGGCGCGCTGGACCCGGTGCTGGCGGCGCACCTGTGGGACCTGCCGAGCTTCCGCCAGGCCCGCCAGCTCTACAGCCAGGCGTATGACACCGAGCGGGCGACCGCGCGGATCTGCGCGAACATGATGCTGACCGGCATGATGACCGACGTTCCCTTTGTCGAGCAGAAGATCAGCGAGATCACCGCCTACACCGATAAGGCGGCGAACTGGCTGCGGCGCGAGTTCGGCATCGGCAACGTGAACAGCTCAGCCCAGGTGATCGCCGCGATGAACGCCACCGGCATCCCCACGATGGTCTACACCGAGAAGGGCAACCCCTCCCTGGACAAGGAGGCCCTGAAGTTCTACCGGCACATGTTCCCGCAGCACAGCCACCTGATCGACGCGATCGGCTGGTGCCGCAAGGGCGACAAGCTGGTGGGCAGCTACCTGTCCAAGTTCCTGGCGCTGCGCGGCTCCGACGACATCATGCACTACAACATCCACAGCTGCCGGGCCAGGACCACCCGGATGAGCATCACCGACCCGCCGATGCAGACCTTTGACCGGGACGTGCCCGCCGTGCGGGGGAGCTTCCGGCCGCGTCCGGGGCACGTGTTCATCACCATCGACGCCGACCAGATCGAGGCCCGGCTGGCCGCCCACTTCAGCGCCGACCCGCGCATGATCGCGGACTTCTGGTACGCCGACGAGCACCAGCTGAAGTTCTTCATCGAGATGGCCAGCCGGATCTACAGCGAGCGGATCACCAAGCGCGACCCGCGCTACACCTGGACCAAGAACGCCACCTACGCCCAGATCTACGGCAGCGGCCTGGACAAGGCAGCTGCCACGGCTGGCGTGCCCGTCGAGACGATGCGCCCCGCCTACTCGGGGCTGGCGCAGATGTACCCGAACGTCAAGCGGCTGATGGACCGGCTGATCGCGGAGGCGAAGGGCAAGCGGCCGAAGGTGCAGACCATCGACGGCCGGTGGCTCTACACCTACCGGGGCAAGGAATACGCCCTGCTCAACACGCTGATCCAGGGCAGTGCCA